TCCGATCCGTCCGTGAAACAGGAAAACCCTATCGCGAGATAGGGAATCCCCCGCCTCTCCAGGCGGGGGAGGAAGTCAATGCCCGTTGACCGCAGACCGGCGGACAATCAGTTGAGCAAGCGGCCCCAGTCGCGCCGCACTGTGTTTGCCGAGTCCGGTTTGCTGAGTCTCGCCAGATCCAATGCCAGCAGGGCGTGATCCAATGGAATGTCATACTCGTTCAACAGTCGGATTATACGTAGACAGAACGGTGCAGCCTCCTGCATGTTTCGCGCGTTCAACATTTTCCTGTAGAGCTCGTCAACGTCTTCGCCGGTATCAGCCAACGTTCGTAAAGCCTTGTTGAAGCGTTCACCCTCCACGTACATGGGTTTGTACTGGTCGCCTTGCTGATGGTAGGCGTATAGGCCGAACGCGTACCATGATGCCTGTTCCATGAGGGTTGGTTTGCTGAAACCGCGGTATTTCATGCCGTTCAACGACCATTTGGATGCCTTCGGATCCGAGCCGCAAGGTTTTTTGAAACTGTTGCGCAGGTTGGCGAGGTCGGCGCGCGTGTAAGTGCCGTTCAGGTAGCCGTCTTGCAGGCGGGCGAATCGGGGTCGCGCCCAGGTGAGGTAGCTGTTAGTCAAGGTCGGGTTCCTTCCCGCCTGCCAGATAGGGGAGTATCAGCGCGTCGGTTTTGGCCCAAGTGTCGTATGGGTTGTCGTTGTTGCTGACTTTTGGCCATGCTTGTTTGACGAGATTGTCCACGATGCCGCTGATTTTTTCGTGTTCTTGTATACGTCGCATATCGAGGGTCATGTGGTCGTGGCGGATTCGTGCGATGCTGCTGGACTGGCTTCCGTACTGGACCGCGATCACGTCGAAGCTGATGATCGGGTTGAGGCGCGATGCCCACAGGAATGTCGCTGGATAGTGTTCGTCGCCGTCCGAACCGACGAACGCCTTGTCCCATTGCGTCCATAATGGTCGGTCGATCAGCGGGCCGAACGTGAGGTTCACCGGTTTGGGTTTGCCGGTCGCATCCTGTGTCCAGAAGGACATGGGCTCGTTCTCCGGTGATGCCCATTCGGAACGGTTCCCGTAGGTGACGTAGGCGCCGACGCATAGGCCATTCGTGTTCCAAAGCAGTCGGATTCGGCGGGCCGGGTACGTGTAATAGTAGGCGGGGCCGGTGGTGTCCGGTTCCATGTCCGCGCATTCGAGCGATGGATACTCCCAGATGGGCTTGTTGCCGTTATCCGCCGGCGTGAGGTTCAGCAGCAAGGTTTCCCACAGGTTGTTCCCGGTGATGATGGCGAGAGCGAGGCCGCCGGCTTGCGCCACTCCCTGTGGGGTGCGTTTGCCTCCCGCGGCTTTCGGATCGCCGTTCATGCCGGTGTGGACTCCGGCCACATCGTACATGTTGCAGACGAGCAGCATTCGTGCCGCTTCCGCAGGGGTGACGGGCTTGTATGGGTCGTGGGTCTGCCAGAGGGGGCGTTGCATTGCGGGGTGGAGGCGCGTGAAACCGTAGTCCTTGGGTTTGCCTTGCGGCATCATGCCGGCGACTTGCAGGAACGGTTCTGTTTCCGACATGAGGTCGAACCGGTGTGCCCATGCGTGCAGGTAGTCGATGATTTTCTGGTCGCGTCCGGCTTCCATGATGCGTTTTGCCTCCGCCGGGGACGAGTATCCTTCCTGACGTGCCGCGTACATGATGGCGAGCAGCAGTCGCATGATGCTGACTCGTTCCAACGGGTCGGCTATATCCAGTTGTCGGATAGAGGTCGGCTGGTCGAACAGGGTTTCCAGAGAGTAGGACTCGTGCTTGCCGTCCGCGAGTACGGGGATCCATGGTTCGGTGACGAGGTTGAATGAATGGTTTGCCATAAGATTTCTTTCGACTGTCGCTATCAGTGGTTAGAAAAGCAGCATCAGACCCAATCCGTAGGCCTTGCCGTGGCCGATACCGGCAAGCATTGCATGGGTGAGCTTGTCACGGTCGGTGACGGTGAATACTCCCGTGTATTCGACGGTGTGGAACGTAAGTTTGCGGCCTTGACGGTTGAATCGGGTGGCGTGAACGTCGAGAATATCCAACGCATCCAAACGGGCTCCGGCCTGGGCGAGCTTGCGTTCCGCCCACTGGTGCATTCCGGTGGGCGTACGCAACGGTGTGCGTTTCCCGTCCTTGCTGACTACCGGTGTGGCCGTCAACGCGAAGCGACGTGTCTCACCGTTCTGTAGCTTGTCGAGGAACGGCCGGTAGTCGAGCGTGCTGATGACCGGCTTGCCCAAGCGGGCTTCGAGCCGATCCGTATCCAACTGGTCGGAGACGATATACAGCCTATCCCCATCCAAACGCCACAACGGGCGGCTACTGCCGGAGGTGGCGGCGCTGACCACGGCGTGAATCGCTTCGGGGGAGCGCAGCACTTTGCGCACGTCCGGGTTGACTGGGTTGAGAGTTACGCGCGTGAATAACGGCATGTTTAATCCTTGTCTGGAACGAGTTCCGGGTTTGCTTCTGTCGTGATGGCTTTTCTTCGTATATTGACGATTTCCCGGAACGATTTTTCGGCGACCCCGGTTTTCCACTCCGTTGAAAGGTGAACCGGCTGTCCGAGATATTTGAAGGCGATCTTGTATCCGATAGGTTCCGACATGACGTATCGGGTGACGCGAATGTGGTTGAATACCCATCGGACGACTTCGATATCCAGACCGTATTCTTCCGCGTATGTCTTGTATGATTTCATGGCTTTCTCTTTCAACGCGCTTCGATGGTGACGGGCTTCTTGTAGCATTGGGGAACATAATTCTTGTCGAGCGCCCAGTTGTTGATGAAGCGGAGCGGGCAGGATTGGTCCCATACGCGCTGTAGTTCCGAGACCGGCAGCACCTTGTATCCGGCTTCTCCGTTCTTGGAGAGCATGTACCCGTATTTGCCGTTCTTGTCGGCGTCGCCGTTGTCGAGCAGGTAGATTTTGTGGCAGCCGTCCCATGCGAATTCTGTGGCTGGGCTGGTTTGGCCGTTGATTGTGATGCTCATTGGTTTCCTCTTTCATTCTTATGTGGACATATTCAGTATAACACGTAAATGGGATAATGAAAAAAACAAAAAAGCGCACCGGAGTTTCGGTGCGCTTAGCGAAGCAGAATACGATCAGCTGGCAGAATGCCAGTCACCACCATTCTGTTCCATGAACCGTTGCCGAGCCCGATGCTCCCATTCAGGAGAACCGGGCTTTTCACGGTGGATCCAGCTCATCACGCTCGACGGTTTAATGCCGTTCGCGGTGATGATGGTGTGGCCCACCGGATACGTGCTGCCGTCGCTCATGTGTCCGATTCCCGGCCGGTCATGCTCCATGCGGAACGTGTGGTGTTTCGCGTCCGGCACCGTGTATTCGACGCCCGGATCCCAGCGTGCCAGGGCGAGCGCCCCCCCTGACGCCACGGTGTTTGGCGGCCAGGCGCAGCATCGCCGCTTGGCCGACATCGGGGCCAAGGCCGGCGAATGGCTTCTTCGCCTTCTCGTCCGGGTCGAACACGTCAGGATTCGCGGCCATGAACCGTCGGTATTCCTGTTCGTTGTCGCACAATGCGTCGCGCATCTGACGGTGTCGGCGAGTCGGTTTCCGCCCGTCCAGCAACTGTTTTTCCAGTTTCTTGAAGTCCTTGGACTGACGGTATTCCTTACCTTTTTCCGGATTCCAGCCATCATCTTGAAGCTCATGCAGCGTGTCAGCGAAAGCCATCTTGTCATCGAACGCACTGCCGTTGATCAGCCCACGGTCGACGTTCTTCACGTACAGGTCGCGCATGTCATCGTTCAACGGTGACAGGTGTTTCTCCGTCGCCGCATCGTACCGGGCCTTCTTGGTCTGTTTTCCTTTCCATGCGGCTTCATAGCGGCGTTCCGCAGCTTCCTCGTCGTAATCCCCGACCCAATCCTCCGGCTGCGGTCCCGTGTATGCGTTCGTGTGTTCGCCTAGCTGTACGGGCTCCAAACCAAGCTTGTGAAGCTCCCGGTTCGGATCCAATGCGGTTTCGAGAATATGCTGTCGGGTTTCCTGTTCCAATTGCGTACGGTCAGGCGCTTTGACCGGTATGCCGGCGTATGCGGCCTCTATATGGTCGGCGATATAGTCGGCATGGGAGCCGCCCGGGGCCTGTGGATCGTATCGCAGGTTTTCAATGATCAGTGGCATGTCATCGGTTTCGCCAGGCTTTGCCGGACGGGCGATGAGCTCATCCAATCGTCTGGTGGCGTATCCCGCGCAGTCGGCTACATCCGGATCCATGATGATGTTCGTTTCGGCGGCGAGCATCGCATTATTCAATCGTTTCCGTTCGAAGTCCGTCAACGTGTCGCCGGAGGGCAGACCGGTATCCTGTTCCTCCGCGAATTCACCGTTTGCTCGGCGACGTTGTTGTCTTGCTTGAATGGATTTCCTGGAATCAACCATCTGAATGCCTTTCTTTCAGGGGCTGTTGGCTTCAGAGTATTCGTGAGAATTCAGCTGAATCCTCGTTTTTCGGGAATTGTTTTTGGCTCTGTTGGACCAAGGTTGACTTTTTGACTTGTATTGTAGTTGCTGAGTAGCTACAATAGTGGTATGAGAACGGGCAAGGTGGCGCGTATAGCCGATAGGGTCAGGAAGGAACTGGGCGAACTGACGCCGCAGGAGCGCGACCTTGCTGTCAAGGCGTTACGCGCCGCCCTGTACGAGGGGTTCGCGTTGGACGCGGCGACGAGCGACCCGAACCAGATGGAGGCGTGCGTGCGCTGCGGCAGCATCCGCATCATCCGCAAAGGGCGTGGACGTGACGGCTCCCAGCGTTGGAAGTGCATGAACTGCAACAGGACGTTCGGCGTTCGCACGAACCGGGTGATGGGCATGAGCAAGCTCAAAGCGGGCGTATGGATGCGGTTCCTCGAATGCTTCGTGGATTGCCTGAGCTTGCGCAAGTGCGCCCAGCGTTGCGGAGTATGCCTGAAGACCGCGTTCCTCATGCGCCAGCGCGTCATCGAGTGCATCCGCCGATACACGCCCGTACTGCGTTCCGAGGCAGGCATGTCCGTCCAGTTGGACGAGACGTACTTCCGTGAGAGCTTCAAAGGCAACCACACGAAGTCCGCCGTGTTCGTCATGCCCCGCAAGGCACACAAGCGCACCAAGGCATTAAGGAAGCGCGGTCTGTCGAAGGAGCAGATATGCGTGGCGACCGGAGTGGATGACGCAGGCCGGTCGTTCCTGACCGTATGCGGGCGCGGCATCATCTCCAAGGATCGCGCCATGAGCGCGTTGAAAGTCCACATCGGACGCGGCACCGACGTGCTGACCGACGGTGCGCCCGCCTACGTGAAACCGCTGGCCGAACTGGGCGCGAACCTCACGCAAGCCTCCGCCGACGGTCACGCGATCAACAGGGTGAACACGCTGCACGCCCGTTTGGAGGATTTCATGTTCGGCTTCCACGGCGTGTCCACGAAGTACCTGCAAGCCTACTTGGACTGGTTCCAATGGCTCGTCGCTTTTACCGATGGGTTCGGCGAGACCGACGACGACCGATTGCTTGCCCGCCAGCTCGGCAACGGCCTGTACCGCATCCGCCGTCGCGACTACCAGCGTATGATGCCGCCGTACATGGAGTACTGGCAAAAAGCCGCATGACATCGTGCATACGATGTACAGTCAGAACATCGAAACATAGGACAAGGAGGCGCGTATGGCGAGCATACCCACCACGACCATGAGGATAGAACCCCAGCTCAAAGAGGAATCCAGCCAAGTGCTCGAAGACCTGGGACTCACCCTTTCCGGCGCGGTCACCATCTTTCTCAAGGCCGTGGTCAGGGAACAGGGGCTCCCGTTCGAGGTCAAGAAGGAAACCTCGAATGGCAGATAAGGTCATCCGCATCAAAGACCTCCGTCCTCAAGACGTGCGTGGCGACCGATATACGCTGCATCGCGGAAACGTACTCGATGCGTATCCGGATTGGGAGGCCCCCGACCTGATAGTCAGCGATGGGGCCTATGGCGTGCGAGGATTCCGAGGTGACACCGTGAGTGCAGATGGACTCGTGGACTGGTATGCGCCCCATGTGGCCCAATGGTCGAAACGGGCGAAACCTTCGACCTCGCTGTGGTTCTGGAACACCGAGGTCGGCTGGGCCACGGTGCATCCGCTGTTGGAGGCGAACGGCTGGGAGTACGTGCAACTGGTCACTTGGGACAAGGGGCTGTCGCATATCGCGGGCAACGTGAACGGCAACACCATTCGACAATTCCCCGTGGTCACCGAGGTCTCCGCCCTGTACCGGCGCAAGCTGACGCTTCCTGCGGAAGACGGCAACGTGCTTGGAGTGCAGCAATGGCTACGGGCTGAATGGCAACGCTCAGGACTGCCCCTCTACCGTGCGAACGAGGCGTGCGGGGTGAAGAACGCTGCAACCCGCAAGTATCTCACCGCTGACTGGCTGTGGTATTGGCCGCCCGGAGAGATGGTCGAGCGCATGGCCGAGTATACGAAGGCCAACGGCAAACCCACGAATCGCCCCTACTTTTCCGTCGACGGGCACACCGAGATCACCGCCGAACAATGGGACTCCCTCCGCGCCGTATGGAATCACGTCAACGGGTTGACCAACGTGTGGTCACGCCCACCGCTTCACGACGGAGAACGCCTCAAGGGGACCCTGCAACGCAGCGCGCCACGAGTCTACAAACCCTCCAAACAATCAGCGGCGCATCTCAACCAGAAGCCTCTGGATTTCATGGACCGTCAGATTCACGCCGCATCCAATAAGGGGGATGTGGTCTGGGAGCCATTCGGCGGGCTGGCGTCCGCATCCGTCGCTGCCGTGCTCACCGGTCGCATCGCCTATACGGCGGAAATCGACGAGGAATTCCAGAACCTGGCCCTTGGACGATTGGCGGAAGCCGAAGACGAGTACGACACGAAAAACGCAAATGACACGATGACCCTCGAAAGAAGGCAGGCATGACCGATTACGACGGCAAGGACCGACCTGAACACTACGAGCTTCCCGACGGGGACGAACGGACCGAACTCCGCAACGGCATAGTCCGAGCATTGTATGCCCTTCCAATGCACTTCACATCGCCCATCAACGTCGAAGGCATCGAGGTCAATGACCTATTCTCAATCAATACACTGCTCGGCGGCACCATCGAGGCCCAGACCGTCATGCTGTTGAACTCCCTGCGCAGCATATGGGACCCGCAAGGCAAATGGGCGGACAAAGAATTCCGACGCTATCCCGAATCCTTCCCGGACGTAAGGCTTGTAGGCTCCAACAAGGACGATTCGCCGCTCATCGGCATCGAACTGAAAGGGTGGTATCTGCTTTCCAAGGAATCCGAGCCATCTCTACGATACAAGGCATCAGCCGACGCAGTGACTGAATGGGACTTAATCTGCTGTGTTCCTTGGGGATTGTCCAACGTTCTCAGCGGCAAGCCCGTGGTCTACGAACCCTACGTCGAACAGGCGAAATTCGCCTCCGACATGCGCACTTACTACTGGAATCATCGCAGAGGAGACAACTCCAAACGAGACTGTGGCATCCATCATCCGGAAACCACCCCGTATCCCAAACCGGGAACGCAATATGTTGATGTTCCCAATCAAGACGGAGGAGGCAACTTTGGGCGTATCGCCAGAGTGGATGGTCTCATGGCGAATTGGGTGGACGAATCCATGGACACGCTCATGGCGGGTATCGAAGCGAAGTACTGGGTGTCGTTCTTCAAGCTATTCTCAGAAGGCAGGCCAAAAGAGGAAATCGAAGCGGAATTGAGCAACATCGCTCGCAAGGTGCGTCAGGCTGGCCGGCCCGACCACAAGGCGTCCATGCTGGAAGAGCAGCTACTCGCACATTTGAGCGCCATCGTCGATCTGTCCCTGAAGTAGACTGACATTTACCCGCTTGTTTGCTTTTCAGCATAGTTAAACAAGCGGGTTTTTGTCATATATCCTCTTAGGTCAACCTTGGTCTAACAGAGCCTTGTTTTTTCCCAGGAAAAAGACGATCCAATACCCGTTCGATGATGTTCTTGCCCTGTAATTGTTCCCTCCATTCTTCGGGTATGGCCTCGTATCCGTATAGGATTCCGGCCATGCTTCCTGCGACTGCTGCTGTGGTGTCGGTGTCGCCGCCGAGGTTGACGGCGGCGAGCACGCAGTCCCGATAGTTGCTGGTGTTGGACACACACCAGATGGCGGCGTTGAACGTGTCTTTCACATATCCGCCTGATTTGACGGAATCACGCCCGTAACCTTTCGCATATGAACCGAGACGACCTAAACCGTTGCCGTGCAACGCTGAACGAAGCAGCTGCACCCAAGCCCAACAGCATTCTTGGCTCAACCGGTGGGCGTGCGTGATGGCGCTCACCTCACCGACTGTCTCCCGGTCGGCTTCGGTGAATGCGAGAGGCATGATACGCATCAGAGAACCGTTTCCATTGTCCCATTCGCCATGGAGTCCATGTCCTCGGTGGAGTGCTTCTCGTACGGTGTTTCCGCAGTCGAACACGTTTCCGTCGATGGCATATTCGCCGTCATATAGCCAAGCGTTGAACCGGTGCTGCATGTCCTCGATGTCCACTTGCCAGTCGTTGCCGATCAGCGAATCCAAGGTGGCGAGCATCATGCTCGTGTCATCCGACCACGTGCCAGCCTGCTGATTATGCGTGCCGTGTCCGATCATGCAGGTGCAGGTGAACGTATTCCGGTCGTGGAACTCGTATGGTACGCCCAATGCGTCACCTATCGCCTGCCCGTAGACGGCTGCACGCAACTGTTCGATGGTCCCGTTCATTCCCCGTCTTCCGCCGGCGTGAGCAAAGCTTGTCTGATCCGCAGGAACATGCGATACCGTTTAAAGTCCGGAATCGGCACATTCGGATTGCTGAGAATGTCCAGCACATCGTCGCCTGATAGTTTGGTTCGACCAGAGAAAACGTTCTTCGTCTTGTCTCTGCTCCACCCGAGCTGTCCGTCGACATCATTCAGAAGCAGGTGCTCCCGATTAATTCCTTCGCGCACGGCCTGGACTAGAAGTCTGCTATCGGCACTCATTGTTTTCCCGCCTTTTCTTGCATAGGTCGAGCATCGGCCGCAGTTCAGGTGTCCCGCCCTCACGGTCGCTTCGTACCGCATGCGCGGCCATGGGTAGCAATTGTTCCAGGTTCTTGTCCATGGTTTTTCTGTTTAGAGTATTGTCCCAGTCGGTGGTGATACGTCGGAACGCATTATGGAATTGTTCGACTACGACAAGCCGGTCAATGTCGGAACCGTATACGGTTTTCGGTGTTTCCAAGGTATGTCCCGACGTGAGTTCATAGTCCTTCTTTTGGCCGTCAAGCAGGCGAGCAAGGACAATCGTGTTCTCTGCGAACTTGTCTTCCGGCAGGCCTAGAGCGCGCATACTGTTCAACGCCCACTCATGGTCGACGGACGGGAGACGCCACGGGCAGCCTCCGCCGTTCGAGTGGAATTCGTACCCGTACACATCCTTCAACGTTTTCGCCGCGATCTCGCGAATATGGTCATGTTGGATCCGATACCAGGCGCGCAACGCTTCGCACAGCATCGCATAACAACCGTTCAACTCCAGCTGCTCATAGGTCATTGTCCTGCTCATTACGATTCCTTAACCGTTAATAGGATTCCATTGGATCCAACGAGACCGACTTTGTTGCCGTCCACAAGTATCACCCCCTTGACATACCTGTTGCCCTGCAGCCACGTGGCCTCGGTTCTATCTTCCGGCAGCTTCTTGGATGGGCATCCGCCGATATTTTCGCAACGCAGATGACTGACATTGAACGTCCGTTCCGTCTTTTCCGTGAACGTCAAGTACTGTGGCTCCGTTCCGGTTGTAGTTGACAACCAAAGCAGTCCAATTGCCCAGGCGGCGATGATGATGAGGCTTGTGATGCATGCTTGGCATTTTTCCCAACCTAAGCTATCGGTGAGGTCTCTGCAGCGAGCGAGTATCAGAAACATGACGGATACGGAGACGATTGCAATGACCAGAAACCACCCAGTATTCAGATGGAATTCCCTAGGCAGAGAATTCAACCAATCGGAATAGTCAACCATCATTGTCCTTTCCTGTATCCGCCGATATGTCGAATCGCATACAGAACCGCGACGCACAGCATGATTCCGCTGACCGGCAGACCGATGAACGGGGCATGCCCATGGGCCAGGTTGGATACGCTTTGCCTTCAGGCCGCTCGTTCAGCATGGAAGTCCTCCTCTTTTATCGGTTGTACTGAGATGATCGCGTCCACGTCGGCGTCCTTCAAATGGACTCGTACCGGTCGTCCGGTTTTGTTCGCTTGGATTTGCGCGTCATGCACGGTTTTCACGTCCGGCCAGGCTTCCATCAGTTCCTCGTTGCTTTCGCATCCGTTGATGACCGGCACCCAGTCGGGATGCTGGTTCATGAGCGTGCTGGAGAGTATGGGGGCGGTCATGTCGTGCAGTTCGTTCATGGCGCTGTAGGCGGCGATGGTGAAGAACAGGCGTGATTCCACGCTATTGTCAGTGCCTTTTGCGGACTGGTCGATGAGGTCGGCGAACGCTTGTTTGAACTGTTCGCTGACCTTTTGAATCGCGTCGTATACGCTGCCGGCGTCATTCCAGTTGATGCTGGTGGAGCCCAATGCGGGCGGCGGGAATCTTTCGCTTGCGTCTTCGGTGATGTCGTCGTTGAACGTGAATCCGGATGGTATCTGGGCCATTTTTTCTCGCTCCGGTCAGGCGATGAGACTCAACAATTCCGCATCGTCGGGAGTCCCGTCGCTGAGGACACTGTCATACTGGGGTTCCCGGTTGGATGCGATGTCGAGTTCGGTGCGAGGCAGCTCGACATTCGGCCCGGTCTCGTTTTGCAGATACTTGTCTGCACCTTGTGGCTCGAAGATCCAATTTTTTGGCTGAGGTGGAAGTACTACGCCAGAAACGCGGCCGACAGTCCCGTTGACAAGTTTGAAGATGCCTTGGAATCGTCCGTTAACCGATTCCACGATCATACGGCCTTCGATGTTTTCGGGGAAATCCGGGGTTGCGTTCCTTATCCCGATGGTGCCGATGAACCGGCTTCCGTTCTCGAATGTGTGGGAGACGCGGTAGCGTTTGTTGTATGCCATGATGGTTCCTTTTGTTGATTGTTTTTTATGTGGACAGTTGTTGTGGATCGTGGATAACCGGTCAGAGTGGCGTAGGGAACGATTCTCCGGCTGAGAACTTCAACTGGCGGAGAGGCTTGCCCTTACGCCACTTGTTCCACGCCTTGATGGTCAATGCGGCGATGCGTACACGGTTGTCGCGGGTGGAACGGCCGGCCTTGTGAGGCTGAGCCATCAACGTGTTGCGCAGTATGAGGATCGGATCGTCGGCTTGCAGGTTCGCACCGCTGGCGAGGCTCATGAAGAACCTGTCGGCCGCATCCGTGTCGATGTGCGCGAACGTCCACCAAAGCGAGGCGAACATGCTGCTGGTCAGCATGTCCCCGGATTGGCTGCGGAACGCGCGTGATGCGGCGAGCACGTCCGCCAGTTGCGGGGTCTGGTCGATGAACGAGATAATCTCACCGCGCGTGGGTTTCAAATCGTTCTGAGCGGCGGCCTCCATGCCCAGCTGGTCGGCCAGATACACGGCGCGGGCCAGTGAGGCGAGCTGCGTGGAGTTCTTTTCTCCGCGCAAGGTGAGCACGTCGCCCAAGGTGCGGGTTTTTCCGCTGTCCATGGTCTGCTGGGTTTCGTCTTCCAACCCTCGGATGACGAGCGTGGTCAACGGCTTGTCGGCGGCGATGACGGCGAGCAGACGATGCTGGCCGTCCAGCAGTCGCCCGTCTTTGCCGAATTTGATGGCCTCACCGTTGAACCGCCATTCGCCGTTGCGAATTTCGCGGGCGAACAAGTTGACGTTGTCTCGGCTGATACGCCGGTTGTTGACGTTTTCGCCGAGCATGGTTTTCGCTATTTCCGGGGTGATGGTTTCCACTTTGGCGGTGATTTTCGCGTCCATGATTGGGTTTTCCTTTTTTCTTCTGTGGGTCAGATTCCGGTCGTATATTCCTGCGGCATGTCCTTGAACTTGCTGTTGCTTCCAAGGAAAGCAAGGTGGAAAGTCTCGGTCGGGCCGTTGCGATGCTTGGCCATGATGATGTCGGCCTCACCGGGCCTATCTTCCTTGTCATAGGCGTCGGGACGGTGTACGAGGAACACCACGTCGGCGTCCTGTTCGATGGAGCCGGATTCGCGTAGGTCACTCATTTGAGGTACTTTGTCGGCGCGCATTTCCACGTTGCGGTTCAGCTGGCTGAGGATCACGACCGGCACCTGCAGTTCCTTGGCCAACAGTTTGAACTGGCGGCTGAAGTCGCTTACCTCCTGCTGACGGTTCTCGGTCATGCGCCCACTGGACATGAGCTGCAGATAGTCGACGACCACGAGTTTCAGGTCTTTTGTCTCCTTCAACCTGCGGCATTTCGCTCGAATATCAGGGACCTTAAGATTCGCGGAATCATCGATATACAATGGCTTGTCCTTGAGCTTCTGCCAAAAACCGTTGACGGTTCGCCATCGTTCGTCGGTCATCTGAGACGGGTCGCGGAAAACATTCAACGGAATGTTCGTCTCGGCGGAGAACAGGCGTTGCGCGATTTCCTCACGGCTCATTTCCAGGCTGAAGACGACTGTGCATTGGTTGTCGTGAATGGCCGCATTCCGTGCGAAGTCCATTCCCAACGTGGACTTTCCCATGGCCGGGCGTCCGGCGACGACGATCATCTGCCCTGGTTGCAGACCGTGGGTCACGTCATCGATGTCCCTGAATCCGGTGTGGACTCCTTCGGCGATTTCCCCCTTCTGAATCTTGTCGAGATGGTCAAGCATATCGGTGGAAACCGTATAGATGTCCTTGTAATCGGTACTGGAATCGTCCTCGCCGATATGGAACGCCTCGTCCAAGGCGTTGCCGATGATGCTGTCGGTGTCGGCATCGTTCGCATGACCCATTTGCGCTATGCGGGTGCCGATGGCGATGATGTCGCGTCGTTTCGCCGCGTCTTTGACCATGTCCGCGTAGATGCCGACATTCGACGTGGTCGGAGCATAATCGATGAGCTTGCCGACGTAGTTCAGGCCTCCAACATGATCAAGCATTTTCCGCTCGGTCAATGTCATGCAAAGCAGTGTGGTGTCAACGTCGCCATGTTGATCGGACAGGTCGCAGATCAGACGATAAATCGTTTTGTTGTTCGGCTGGTAGAAGTCGTTTTCCGTGATTTTCTGACGCGCCTCGTCAATGGCGGCACGGGATTGGAGCATCGCACCCAATACGGTGCGTTCCGCTTCATCCTTGTGTGGTAGTTCCTGGTTAAACGGATCGTTCATTGCTTGCTCGCCTCCTTATCCTCGGCCAGTCGGATTTTCTTCGCCTGCTGCTCGAGGTATTTGATTTCTTCCTCTATGCGCTTCAGACGTGACGTTCGACTATCTACTGTGGATAATTCGTCCGGGTTTTCTTTCCACCGGGCGATACAGCGTTCGATGCGCTTGTACCCGATTACTTCGGGTCCTATCCCGTTGTCGCGGAAGATGTCGACGGGCCGGTCTCCCATGGCATAGCGTGCCGTCGCTTGCGTCCTGAAGGAGTTCGTGTAGTAGATTCGTCCGCCTTGCACTCTGCGCACGATTTCAGGCAGCGTACGAAGGTAATCGACGGTTTCCCGATCGAGCTTTTTCCCTGATGTCATTGCGTGTTAATCCTTTGGCGGTTCTGTTTGCAAGGAGAGGATTCGACGGTGATTCCAAGAGCTTTTCTTGTTCTTTGATTGTTGAGCGCGGCATACAGTTCTATGCGTTCGAAGGCGTTGAATTCTCCTCTCGCGTTCATTTCCAGCATGCGCAGAATGGATTGGATGCGGAGCTGTTCTGAGAATTCATGCAGCCCCTGCGCCGTCGTCCCCTCGGATTCCTGTGCCTCATGGCGTTCGGATGGATGGGTTGGCTGTTCTGATTTGAGACGCATGTTCAGGTATTCCATGGCCTCTTCCTCCGAGTCGAATTGACGGATCGCCACGGGCATGTGGCTCTCGCATTCGATGATTTCAAAGTGGGTTTGTTCTTCTGCCACTGATTGGTCCTTGATTGTGTTGTGCGATGGTTTCATCGATGAAGTCGCGTACGGAAATCAGGTCGCTGATGTCTGACACGGATGTTTTCGGAGTGTTCGCGTCGAGCTTTCCGCCCTGTGGTGTCACGTATGCGCTGAACCCGTTAAAGCTGGGAACCCTCAACAGGATCAGGGACCAGCGGCGATTGGCCCCGGGTATCTCCAGCCGGCATGATCCGTCGTCATTGTCGATGCGCAGCACCGTCATATCAGACCTTCATCTTGAGAATCCGGAACATGCTTGGCCTCGTTCGGTCGTGTTGCGTGACATATCTTCGGACGGTGCGCATGGCTTGTCTTTTGCTCTCGAAAGAAGGCATGAGACTCCGATGCCAGGCGGGCTTCCAACCGTCAACTGATTTTTCTTGTATGAAAAAAATACTCATCGGTTTCCTTGTCGTTCTGAATTACGGTCTCTTATCGGCCCGCCATCGGCTGATATCCGTCGAGTTCTCGAAGCAGTTCCTCCTGCCAGTCCTTGTCATTAAGGGACTGCTTCTTCTCCTTTTCGAACCAGCAGGAAGAGCAGAGTCCGGTCTGTCTCTCATCTGCCGACAGGAGGGTTCCACATCCTCGGCAGAAGTGGTTCAGGATTTTCGTTCGGAACCGCATTTCATTTCCTTTCGCGCATCGTTGAAGGCTTTGAACGCTTCGTTGATGTACCGGTTCTGATCTCGTTTCGGGAGTTGCCCGAAGTCGAGAATCTGACGGCCACTACGACCTTCGACGAGCCGGTATAGGGCTTTCGCCGCGGCAAGAACCTCGGCGGTGGTGCCAAGATCCGCAGCGTCAACCGTTCTCTTGTGCAGTGGTCCAGGAATAGGCGGAGAGAGACGCAGTTGGTCGAAAATGTTGGTGACGGATTGCATTCTCTCCCCTCACAGTTCTTCATCATGGAATCGGAATGGAGCTTTCGAGGACAGATCCTTTGTCGTTGAATCGTTGACGTTTTCTCCCGTCTTGCCGATTAGCAGCGCAGGGCCGTTCATCCAACGCCCATCGGACTCGCGTATCTGCATGATCCAAAGCTCCTGACCGTTTTTCCACACGGTGTACAGGCCGTCTGACTTGTCCTCCCACAGTCCGGGGCGATCCGGAATTCGTGCGGGTGCCGGTCGCAAAGCATGGTCGAATGCGTCGTCATCAATCCGATAGGTGTTGGAGTCAATCAGGACTAGACAATGGCCGTCATCGGTGATTTCCTGTACTGGATATTTGTTCCCGTTCGTTTGCACGAAGACGTCTCCGGGTTGCACGCCGGTGATGTCTTCGATGATTTTGTATTCGGGTTCGTCGGGTAGCAGCTTGATGCTGACGGGTGCTTTCTGCCGGGTGAGTTCCATGAATCCGTCATGGCCTTCGTGGAACAGTTCGCCGATGTCGAAGCCGTTGACAGTGTATTGCCGGGCTCCGAGCGTGTGTCCGATTCCGGGAGTGAGTCGGAATTCGAGGATCATGTCGCCGCCGTATGCGGAGACTCGTACCCGTCGGTTTCTGAGCTGGGCGAATGTCATGTTTCGCCAGAAGCGTTTGTCGTGTTCTTCCATTGGTTGTCGTTGTTTTCTTTCGATTTATGTGGACGTATTCAGTATAACAAGTAAAAGAGAATTAAGGGGAGGGGGTGAATCTTCGGAGTGTCGCGATATGCTGAACGCGTCCACATAAAAAAACAAAAGATACACACCGAGAAAACAGCGGAACCCCCAACGCAATTACCTCAGGGCCACCACAAGCGATGCCGAAGACGGCGATTGCGGTTCCCCCAAAACGACAAAACGTAATCGGTTGATATCAAAAAAAACAGGAGCCAACATGACCTTCACGGCAGAACCGAACATCGGATCGCACCTCGTCGAAGCGACACCACCAAACCTCTTGGAACACATCGACGAACACGTCAAATTTCTCCGGGAATGCAAAATCACCTTCACGGGAAGCATCGGAAGAGGGGACATCCCGTACACGAAAAGCGCGATGACATTGCTCAACAACATCGACGTGCTGATCGCCGGCGAGGAAGCCGACAAGGAAGTCCTCCGATTCAACAGCGGGGACATGATGGGCATGATACCGCCAGCCACCAAGCACTATAGGCCCGACCTCGACCTCAGGACCCAGAGTCTCATGGACGGCGGATACACCGAAGCGATGATCAATTCAGACAGGCAGATGTGGGGCGGCTCGCCCATCTCATTCCCGAACGACCCGCAGTGGAACAAATAAGAACCACGACCGGCGGGCATGCCGGGTGACGACCCCAACGCCTCCAGCATGCCCGCCTTTTTTGACCAACTTGGACGGCGCGTCGGCCGTCGAATCCGGATGCGAATCGGTGTGAATCGGAGGTTGTTTTTTCTGATGGCGAGGCATAAGTCTCACGAGGAGGAACCATTGGGTTGGAGTGTCGGTGATTTCGCTTTGTCGGATCCGGGGTGTCGACTGTATATCGACATGGCCCGGAATGCGTATGGGAAACTCGACCCGAAACTGGTGTCCTGCAGAATTCATTACCGGCTGCAGTGTCTGAACCTCAGTCCCAGGAAGAAAGGCCAGTAGGTCTTCGGTTCGACGGTGTAAAACAAGCATCTGCCTTACTGGGTATGTTGGCATGTCGCGTATGAAAAACCGTAAAATTGTTGGTATCAACCGAAAAGCAAAAACAGGGGAAGAGTCGGGATGCTCAACAAAATACACAGGCTGAGAAGCGTCGGGATGGACAACGGCATAGCCACAGGATTCGGAATTCTTTACGTCGCGGAAGAGGCATACCCGCTCATCCCATACGTGCGCGGCAACGAACATCCGCTCGCATTCGGCAGGACGCCTCGACTCCTAAGCATCCTGTTCACGACGTTCGTGAACACACAAAACGCGGATTACAACGGCAAGACCAGGACGCTGACCATCGGCAAGGACGTACGGCAAGTGGCCCGCAGAATGGGCATGCTGACGGGAGGCTGCGGCCGACAGAATACGGTCACCAGCATCATCGGCTATCAGGACATCACGTTCACTTCAAGGGACGGCAAAGAAATAAAACCGATCGAAGAGACGAACATCGTCCAAGGCGAAAGCTGGAACGAAAAAACCATTACCTTCACTTGGGAATACGTCCGATTGATGTCGCGCGAACCGAAGGAGATTCCTCTTTCCGCCGTCGTCGGAACCAGTGGCGGAAGCCTGTCCTTGGATCTGCTGGTGTTCGCGACGCTCTACTGTCCGGAGCAGAAGGAACTGTATATCAGTCGAAATAATCTATACAAGATCGTCCCCGGTACGAGCACGGAGACGGTGTCCACCAAGCACCTCACCGTCAGCCTCACAAAGCTCAACCAGATTCAGAAAATCTGGGTATTCTCGTTGACGAGGGCGGGCCTCGTGATCAGACCATACGGGATGCCGCCAAAGGCGGAGAACCGTGTGCAGCTCATCGCGGAATAATAAAAAACGGTTGGATACGGATCCATGTTCGTATCCAACCGTTCAAGCATCCCGAGATGCCGGCCGTCAGATTTTCAGCTTCTCAACCACACTGAGATCGACGCCGTCACCCCAGTGTTCAGCCACCGCATTGACATCCTTCATCGGCTCACCGGACGCGCGGCCGAAACCACGATCCGGTTCGGCGGCATTCAAAACAGCGAACAGAGTCTTGGACAGAGTCTTGTCTTCCATGAACGCGAAAGCAAGCCTCATCTTCAGGTCGGACGGTTGAGCGCCAGCCAGTTCCTTGACGAACTTGGAGAATTCGGCGACCCGCTTCCGCGTCTTGGTTTCCGTCAACACCTCAAGCAGAACCGGAGCGTCGGTCTTGCTGGTCTCGCACAGAATCTTGGCGATGTTCGCGGTACGGTCATCGGAAAGAACGTCGAGCATGTCCTTGATCTTCGCGTACGAGGCGGCTTCCAAATGAGGGAAGGACGAGTTTTTCTTCGCGGTCTTGCGCCGCGTGGTCTTGGCACCCTTGACGGAGGTTTCTTCCTCACGGTCGGGCGTTGTCTCATCGACGGAATCCGTCTCTTCCGGCTGGACGTCAGGCTGAGAATCCTCGTCCGATGCCGACCAGTTCTCAGAATCGTCCGCTTGCCCGGCTTCGTTCACCGGCTCGGAATCGTCGACCGGCGCTGGGGCTGGGGTCGGGGTGCCGAAATTGTTGTTCCATGGAAAATCTGCCATCGTTAACTCCCTTCGTCAAGGCAGGACCGTTCGAGTGAACCGTCTTCAACGACTGTATCCGAGCAAACAACGAATAACCGAAAAAATATTGAAATTAACCGTTTTGACTTCGGCGCGGCGCCGCGCGGCCGCCGTTTCTCATGCAAACTAGCGGACCAGAAAAATCACGGACAAAAACAAAAGAGCAGACAGGCAACCAAGAAAAGTCAGAAAAAAGAAGAGAAGAAGAAATAAGAAAAAGACAATCCAAGAACAAGAGAAAGAAGCCAACCCGCAACACATCACACAAACACCAAGACACCATTACCACATCACAGCAGGGTAAAACCAGAGCAACGAACCGCAACATTGCCAACAAAGCAACGAACCTACGGAACGAAAACGCAACAAAGCAACGAACCGCAACAACCCATACATCAGCAAAGTCATCATCCTGAATGGTTAATTTCAACAAATATTCGGCACATAACAAGATATGACGTAATATCAAGAAATGAACAGACAGGACGATTGACGAACAAGCAACAAAAACAAAAAACAGTCAATAAAACTAAATCAGTGTTGTTTCGTCAAAAATGGTCTCTTTCCGGAGCAAACCCCCGGAACAAGCAAAAAACAGTTCAAAGGAACTTGGAGAAAAGATGGCAAGTCTGATAATCGGACATGGAGGCATCCTCGACGTGCTGCGATCCAAGGTCCCCGAACAGCGTTGGAGGGTGCCCGCAGGAGAGGATTTCGCAGCCCAGACAGACTTCCTGACAAGGCACCCGGTGCGTCCAGGCCGTCAGGGAATCGTGTTCACGAACCTCCCGGGAAACTGGATGCCGGTCGCCGATGCAGGCTGGACAATCTACTGGATCGACCGCGGACAGATACCCATCGGAGCGCAGGCCCTCCCCGAATATTTCATGGACCGAAGCATCACGGATTTCGTCCACGAGTTCTGGCGGATACAGACAATCGACAAGCGTCTGGTAGGCGATATCATCCTGAACAGGACCCGCCAGACGGCACCCATGATCATTGTCACATCGAACACTGGAGGCGTGGGAAAGACGGTTTCCTCACGCAGATTATGCGAGCGGGCAAGAGAAAAAGGACTACGCCCCCTCCTTATCGACGGCAACATGAGACAGTCATCGCAACGTTCCTTTTTTGACCCTGGGCAGCGTATGCCGGCGCGCACCATAGCCGACTGGCGTCCCGGCATGGCGGCACAATACGGCGCCAATTCGGGACGAATGTTCAACATCGGTTACGATGTTTCGTTCGCTCCACCGGCCGGTGCGATGGTGTCGTGGGACCACTACCGCGCATACATCGAGGAAGCACGCAAGCTCTGGGACTTCGTCGTCTTGGATCTCGACCGTATCAGCGCAGATGATCTGCAGGACAGCGCCACAGCCGCCGGAGGAATGGTCGTCCCCTACGTTCTTGCCGGCGACCTTTGCCTGGTCATCGTCAAGGCCGGCGTGCAAACGCAAGGAGATGCGTTGAATCTGCTCAGCGCGTTTCCCCGTTACGGTTTGCCCCGAGAATGTATCGGAATAAAAGACACGGTCCCGGTCGGAATGACAGACTACCGGCCACTTGATTATTCAAGATACGGGATTTTTCTCGGAGTCGAGTACCAGACGGTCGAGGCCGGCAATCTGATCGCATCCGGTAAATCGAATTGGGCTGACTCGAATCTGGACTTGGCGAGAGAGCAGACCCTTGAATGGGTTCTGCCCGATAAGGGATTCGAACCGGCCAGGTTCGAAGTGAAAAAGAAAAAGGGGTGGTTCCATCGTGGTTGATCTCTCACTCACGCCGAATCCCGATGACCGTGCTTTATGGCCGATGGGTAGCGACGCCGATTGGATTCGCGGAAGCGACGTGGCGAACAACGAACACCCCGGAGTGTTGGCGCAACGTCATCAGTGGATCGTCCCGAACCGATTGTTCGCGGAAAGCATGGTCAAGGCAAACAGTGAATTGGTTACGAGCATCATCGGCGCATTGCTTTCATGGAGGACATGCACCGTCGACCAGCTTCGGGCGGGACTCTCCGTGAAAGGAGCTCCCGAATTCCATCGCGACGAACCGAACCTGTACGGCGCGTTGTGTCGGCTGGGAGTCATCGACATCGGCTTCAGTCCTTACGAAAGATTTTCCGGGCAGATAATCCCGCAAACCTGGTTGTCGTTGAGCTCCGACAAGAAACTCATCCGAAACACGCTCGGCCTGTTTAATTCAGCAACTTGGCTTCGTAGAATGCTTTCGGACAAGCAGTTGATCGGAATGAGACGCCACGTGCGCCACAATACGTATGCGGCGCACGTCGGACTGCATCTTGGTGTCAATCCGGACATCAAACTCGTCGGCGGCGACGGTTGGGGAGCGTTCCGGCTCATCGACCCGCAGGCGGTCAGCGAAGCCGGACTGCCTCACAGCTGTTCGACGGACATCACCGCACTCGCATCGAACAACGTGCTTGCGGGAATCGAAGTGCAGGTCCACCCAAATAACATGAGCCAGAAAATCTCCAATTGGTCGAAGCTGCTCGCCTACTCGCCGATGCAACGACGTGGACTCATCTGTATCTGGTTGCTCATACGCGACACCAGCCAATGGCAGTACCCGGCATTGGGCAGCATCATCGAAACGGCAAGCCATGCCGACGAGATGTTGGTCGGCGACCCATCCGTGGCGTCGCGTATGGGATTCGCGTTATGGGATGACTGGTTCGACGAGCAAGGCAACCCGACCGGCGGGATCGGAACATACCGGGACATGCTGAACGTCGAACGCAGCATGTTCTCACCGGACTGGAGCCGATGCACCCCATCAACAAAACCTGTGACGACAATCCGTGACTGGGGATGGACGGTCATGGATGAAACAATCAGACACCAATGGGGCTGGGATGTCAGTGGATGGCGGAAGCCGGAAGCATACCGGGGAGGATTCTACGGGTATATCGGAGGTGAAAGCGTTGAACTCTCTTCCTGAAAATTTCGCAACCAACCAGCAGCGTTTGGAGGAAGCCAAGACCGAACGCTACCGTGCATTGCAGAAGATACGGACGCTTTGCGAAACAGGACGCCGTTCGCTGGTGGTCCCGTTCCTCATGGTCAACCTGCAACGCAATCCGGCTTTGAAAAAAATACGACTCTGGCAATTGGATGCGATCATGTTCGACGTTTCCAAATACATTGCGGTGAAGACCATACGACGGATGAGGGAAACCATCGGCGACCAGAGCACCGTCAAGGACGGGTATGCGGATTTGGGATGGGCGTTGGCAGACAAGGATGCGACGGTCCGCATGACCACATGGCTATATCAACTGTTGGAAAGAGAGAAGCTGACCAAGTTCGACTTGCCGGAAGGATTCCCCTTGGCCATGCTCTACTCCACCGAACCGGCAACCGCAGAACAATCAAATTGACAGGAGGGCATCGGAATGAGAGAAAAAGAAAAAGCATGGTACGAGGTGACTCGCAGCATCAGCCAACTCGATGGCGACCAGTTGAGATCCATCGCGGATGATGTCCCAGGAAATCTGGAGGACTGCACGCTGCTGCTCGTCAGAGTGGGAAACGAGCCGGTCCGTGAATATGTGCATGGCGATGGCGAAGGCATACGCAAGGCGGGTGATCTCGCCGGCTTTTCCATCAGCCCACTGCCAGGGAACGGCGAACCCGAACTGCCGGAAGGAATCGGCAGATCAGCTCACTCTCTTGTGCCATGGCGGGCCCGCTTGAATTCAAAGGCGACGATGGAGAAGATGCGCACCGATTCCGCCGGCATTCGGAAAAGCGTCGAAGCATTGATGCCGGCAGACAGTTATGTCAGCGTAACGCTCCGCAGGCAAGGATATTTCGAACAGGCCCGAATTCGAGATTGGGTTGCCGACGAGCATTCCACCGTCGAGGACGGCAACGAATTTGTCGCAGCACACACGCTCTGCGCGCGAGTCACCGCAGCATGCGCCGACAGCCGCCGGAACGCAGAACTCGCACAACGGGCTGGACAGGCCATGTTCCCGCTGCTCTCCAACATGAGCAGTCATCCCAGCTACCCAAAGTTGGGCGGACTCATCGTGACCTTGGCTGTCACCCTGTTGACGATGGTATTGTCCGTCATCACTCCGATTCGTCTTGCCACATTCTTCTGGATGGCGGGAACGGTAGCGGCGATGCTGCTGGTGCCTTGGGTTTTGAGTGGACTACTCTCCGCAAACGCGAAAGCCATGCTGAACGACGACAACAGCACTCGAATGTACTTCCGAGTACCGCCGCACTACAAATTCGCATGTCTGGGACTGTTGGCGTACTGCTCTTTGATGCTGTTGCCGATACCGTCATGGTTGTGGATCATTCCTCTTGCCTTCACCGTTGCCGCTGGAATCAGATGGTGGAGGAACACTCTATGGGATGATATTCTCCAACGCCCACGCCGATACTGGTGGCTTCGCCGCAAACGCAAGGCGAATCTCAGTGACACCGAAACAAAACTCGGCATGAAAGACAAACGAGTGTATGCGACGGGATATGGCCCGCAACGCACCACTTTGGTCTTCAGCCCAATGACCACGACCACACTGTTCATGCCGGTGCAGAAATCCACGGCGGTGAAACAGGATCTTCACCCGGTGCCCGAACCATTGTCCCATGGAGGCGTCCTGATCGGATTGGACGATTCCGGACGTCCCGGATACTTGGATCCGACACAGCTCTATGGCGGAATCGCAATCAGCGGTGAAGCCGGATCAGGAAAAACCGTTCTGACCCACGGCATCAGCCAATGGGCCATCAGCCATCGCAATGATACCGGCCGTGACGTGTGGGGAACGGATTCACGACTCATCCACTTCTGGATGAAGGACGACACCGGAGTGGAAGTGCTGGACCGGTATCGGCAAACGCAGGGGATTGACTCCCATCCACGTGTCATATACCTCACCGACCCTTCCAGCATCGGTCTCGATTTGCTCGGAATGCAGGAGGGAAGGAACGCCCAGGAGACGGCGGAAAGCGTCGCCAAAACCATGAGATACGCATTCAATGCCGGCGACATTCAGAACGACTCCCAAAACATCATCACCCAATCCATGACCATCGGCGTGGCCGCAAGCCGATACGACCAACACAAGCCAGGGGACATCCTAAGAAGATGCAGACAACTCGAGCAACAGTATCCCGGGGCCGGTCAACTCAGGCAACAGCAGTCACCCATCGGCTGGGCCGTGGTCGCATTGTGTGGGTCGGATGGTCAAACCGGATCAGCCAGAGCGCTTGGACAGGTATGCAGGGCTCTCGCATTGGAGTTGAAGGACGATCCTCTCGGAATAGACATGACGTTGGCCGCGCGTGCCGCAGAACAACTGTACGGACGACCGGATCAGAAGGGGCAGGCGGCGCGAAGCAATCGTGAAATACTGCAGCGTACCAACGCCTCGGTGAACAAGGTCAACCAGTTCCTCGCCATCGAACACATGTTCACACCGCGACGCAGCACCGTCACATGGAAGTGGATATTGGATCACCCGGGCGACTATCACATCGTGCTCGCCCCGCACAATGGCCATTCGCTTCCCGAGCTCATGGACAAGATTCTGGGCTCGTGGCTCATGTACCGGTTCTGGAACACGGTGTTCGCACACTGCAAGGACTGGTTAACGCTTGGCAAACACACGATGCTCGTCTGCGACGAGCTGAGCCTGCTGGCGAACGGGTCGGACGACGTGTTGAAGAATCTGAGGGAGCAGGGGCGTTCGTTCGGATTGATTCTCGTGTTCGCCACCCAATACCCGACCCAGTTGTCCGACACGTTGTTGGATTCGTTCCTGGGGTACACGACGTTCATCAGCTACAACACGTCGATTCCGCGCATAGCCACGCTGACCGCGGCGCGTCTGACCGACAATGAGGGATTGGATGGGTGGACTGGAGGAGCGGTGACGAACCTCCCCAAATACCATGCCGCTGTAAGAACCAGAAACATGGAACAGATCCAGCCGGCGTTCATCGTGAGCGTGAAAGACTTCGACGACGGTTATCGTCCCGGCGACAAGTAGGACCGCAAAAAAACATGCCACCCCATCCGGCTTCCATTGATGCCGGATGGGTTTTTCTTAATCTGTGTTCCCCGTGTTGTCTGAGAATGCAAGAAACTTTGTTAAAAACCGAAAACCTATCGTTATCAACCGACTCCGTTGATACACTCGGGAAACGCAGGAGGGTTCCTTCAAACCAAATTCGAAGGGAATCCAATAATGGGTAACACCATAGAAATCGCCGCTTCCAGCAATCTTGTCGGAAGCTATCACGCCATGTTCGACGGCATCCTCAACTCGACCGCCGGACAGCTCATTACCAAGGTGGGCGCCGCTGCCGCAGTGATCTTGGCCTTGGGGCTTATCCTGGGAGGAATCAGCAAGGCGATGGGGCGAAGCAACCAGCTGGTCTCCATGTTCTGTCCAAGCGTCACACGAGTCATCGTCGTTCTCGCCGTCATCTTCATCTTCGCTGGCCCGACCATAACCATTCCGGCATTGCTGACAGCTCTTGACTGGATCGTCAACGCCGTGGGCAGCCAGGGCAAAGACTACCTCGGAATCTGATCGGGGAACATATTCATGGGCGAGCAAAGACAATTGCATCCAAGGGAAACCATGGATGACATCACCGAGGTCTCATCCACCGCATCCATTGAACGTAAGAACACGTTCATGATCACGAAAAGCATGGAAGCCCGATCCAAGACCGTGTTCTCGACAATCATCGGCGGTGTTATAGGACTGTTGATCTGTCTTATGCTCGCCCCGATCATCGGCATCACATTCGGCGTGGTGTTCATTCTCATCGGCTTGGTCGCCGCGCCATTCCTCATGGTCGGCCAAGTCAAAGACCGGACCCAGCAGGTCCGATGGAAAAGACTTCTCAGGAGATTGCAGAGCCGGAACATCGCCGGAGAGGTTTTCTACCCCAATTCGAATCAGCCAGAGCATCTAAGCAGTCTGAAGGAGATGTGGATACTGTGAGCGCTTCAACCCAGATGCAGCCCAGCCTCCCGGTCAGGATGAAAGCGCGACGGAACATGCTGTTCATTGTTCTGCTCGTCGTTCTGATGACAGTGGTCGTACTGCCCTCCCAAGCATTCGCCATGGTCGAAAACGATGGAGGCGCGAGCGCGCCGGCATGCGCTACGACCACAAGCACCCAAGTCGATTACACGACATGTCTTCCGTCCGGCCGATGGGGAAGCAACGTCGGCAGCATAACCAGCCGCATCGAACCATCGAGCGGCATTATCGGATTCCTCGCCAACGTGCCCGCCCTGATCAGCCATACGACAAGAGACATCCTGCCGAACATGCTGATGCAGATCACACAGCTCTGCTGGTCATCCGCCCTTTCTCTAAGCCAGTTCGCGGCAAGCTTCACCCCATTGAAGACCGCCGGAGCGTCGGTCGACCACGCCACGGCGAAACTTATCGACAATGTCATGGCCGGTGGAATACCCGCGGCGTTGATGGTGACCGCCATCGTCGTATGGCTTCTCGCGGCGGGATTCGACATCGGGACCACGAAAGAGGCGAGCAAACGACTGCTTGCCACAGTGCTGTGCCTTGCGGCTCTCATCGTGTTGGGGACAGGAGCCTCGAAAACCGCGGAGAATGCGACCGAACCGGCGACCGGCAGCCCCTGGTGGGTTGTCAACACCATCAACGGCGCAGTCAACAAGCTCACCGTCGGACTTGATCTGGACGGGTTGAACGACGGCGAATCGAACATGATGGCGTTCAGCAACAAAGCACTCAACCGTAATACGAACTGCCAGGATTACCTGTATGCCATGCACCAGCAGTACGACACCGCGACCAGCGGCAACGGGGGAGACACATCCTCTATCACCAAGGCCGTGAACCGCATGTGGGAGGAAACAGCTCTCCGATCATGGGTGACGATGCAATGGGGTAATCCGTCAGCGGGGCCGAACACGCCATCAGGCGTGGCCGACAACGCACAGCAAGCGTACTGCCATGTGCTTGACATGAACACGAACACCGATCCTGCGGTGCAAATGACATTGACGAATGCGGCAACCGGTTTGAGTATCGATTCCGACACAGCAGAATGGTTGTTCAGCGAACACGGTTGGATCGACCCTCAGGACAGTTCCGTCAATGACAAGGAAAAGGAGCAGAACGATCGGGATAAATATGTTCGACTGACCAGAGCGGGGATCTTTTGGGAGACCTGCGGTATCGACGGCAGTGGGAAGGTGTACGGCCGTGACGGCTGGAACATCCTCGTTAAAAACATGGGGGACAAGGATACAGGTGCCATCAAAAACGGGAAGCTCACCGTCAGACTGAAAAAGGATGGATTCAGCGACATCTCAGGCGGGAACGGGGCTCACTTCTACGGAGACGATGACAAGATAGACCAGAACATACTCCAATTGTGCAATGTGGCTTTGGGCACAAAGCAATTCACAGGCGACCAGTATCGGGCCTTTCACAACGACAATGACTTCCGTGATTCGAGCGGCAACGTCCAGAACACGAACATCGCCGATGCCGCGAACCTGGGCTGGCGTTTCGATATCCCCAACGTCGGCGGAACCTGGCGTGAAGCCAACCTTGGTGACACGCAGGATTCTTCGACCGGACAAGGAGCGATGCGAATCACCCTGGACAACCTGTACGGCAATTCAGCACCTGACAATCTGGGCGCATTCGGATCCGTGCTCGGTGGCATCTGCAACATGATCGTCTGGGGATTACTCAGCGTCATCCTCATCCTGACCAAGCTCATGCTCGTCCTGATGGTGCTGTTCCTCGTCGTAGCATTCCTCGTGAGAGCTTTCCCCATAGGCGAAGCTCCGAAGAACGTGTTGAAGAACTGGGTGAAATACACGTGCAACCTGAGCATGACCGGCGGATTGTATTCGGCTTTGGGAGCCATCGCCACATTCATCTGCCAGCTCACATTGAAATTCTGTTCCGAAATGAGCAGCAGCTTCATGTACAACGTGATCAGCGGTTTCAGTCCGGTGCTTGCAATCGCGGCCATCAGCCTGTTCTGCACCAGCGTGCTCAAAGTCGGCAACCCGTTCAGTTTCAAAGCGATGATGGGAATCGCCACCGGTGGAGCCATGGCAGGAGGAGTACTGGCCGGCCTCAGGAGAATCGGCGGAGGAATAGGCAGCGGTCTCCTCATGAGACGGCTCCTCACAAGCCGAAACCACGGCGGCATGTCCAGTCGCAACGCCGGACCGCGCCACAGGATGTTCGGTCCTACCGCCGGCGAAAGCAAACTCGACTCCATGCTCGATTCGGAGAGGAAGAATCTTGACCTCGACGGCGGCGACCGCAACCTGTACGAACGCAACGCGAAAGAATACGATGCGATCGCAGCCCGCGGAGCAGACTCCCTCAGTTATAGATGGGGGCGCATGAACGAAGGCACCGTACGCGGGTCCCTCGCAGGAGTCGCCGCACGTTTCACCAACCGAGCCGACAGAGCTCAGGCGTTCATGACGGGCGGCATGTCCTACGATGATCGCGTCAAGAACTATATGGCCCGCCATCCCGGCGCATCGCTCGGCCGCGCCCGTACCATGGCAAAAGGCGCAAGCCTGCTTAATCAGACCGCACGCGGCCTGGGCGGAGGAGCTATGCTGTTGGGCGCGACAGGCAAGGCAGCCCTAGGTGTCATGCAATCCCAACCGTTGCGTGACGTGGTCAAGCGTGGCGCCAAAGTCGCGGCGACCGGAATCGCCAGCGCCGCACTCGTATCCAACCCGATCACATTGCCGGCAGGTGCAGTCGCATTGGGTAAGCTCGCCACCAACCGTGACCTCTGGCATGGAGCCAAGGTCGGACTCGGCGCACTGGGAGCCAGAGCGGAGAAGAGCCGCAACGAAATCCTAAGCCTGGGCAACAGGCCCACGACGGTTATGACTCCGATTGCTCCGGTCGAAGACAATCCGTTCGATCTCGATGAATCATTGAACGAAATGCACTCCGAGGACGGAAGTCTCAACTCCGATGGAGACAAGGCGTTCGGGGTGGTGGAGAACAGCATGATGCACAACTTCCGGCAACAGGGCCACATGAGCGAACAGGAAGCCGCCGACGCATTGGAGAGCGCGCGTATCACGGGAGAGGTCAAGGAAGCAGCGGCGAAATACCATGCGAACCTCAACGCGCCGAAGAACCCACCTCGCCAGAAAACGTCTGATGATTTCGAAACGGATGGAGATGCATTCTGATGGACACCGGCACTGTTACTCAGACGGCTGGGCAGGGAGCCGCCGATTTTCTCACCGTCCTGTTCGCTTGGATGTTCACGCCAACGGGAGCCGTGCTGACCCTGCTCCTGTTGGCGGTCGGCGGCGTCAGCGTATTCATGAGGATCATGGGACGTTCGATGAGAATGTTGTCCGTTGCGGCGAGGATATGCGCGGGCCTGTTCTTCGTGTGGGTCATCAGCGGTGTCCTGGAGGCGATGGGCATTCCCATCCGTGAATGGATGCAGGGGATTGCTAGTCAGCTCCCGGATTTGGGCGTGTTGCTCAAAGCGTTTTTGGAGAGGCTGTTGTTTACGGCATCCTAAAATTTTCGCAAAGAACTGTGGGAATGCGGGAATGGTTTGGCAGATGAATGCGGAAGTGTTTTTTCTGCCTGATCATTCCCGCATTGTGTTGTTTTCCTGTTGATGGGGAGAGCTGGTTCCACAAAAAAATGCGTCTCTGCTACACTGAATGTGGCCACATAAAAAAAGCGCGTCCCACGCCTCCACCTTGGCGGCGGAAAACGTGAACAGAGGAGAAAACAGCATGCTGAAAAGCACGATTCTTGTCGCGGTCGCCGACATCAAAGGCGGCGTCGGAAAAACGACGACAGCCATGCTCATCGCCGGATGCCTCGCCCGGCGCGGCGAACACGTCACGGTTCTGGACGCCGACAACACCGGTGGCGCGACGCTCTGGGACGAATACGTGCGAATCGAGGACGATCGTCGTCGCAAAGAAGACGAAGCCAACGGGACTCCGCACAAACCCTACAAGCTGGGTTTCGACGTGATCCAAACCAATGACGTGATCCTCGGAATGCCCGACAGGATTCGCGAACGCTACAAAGGATGGGTCATCATCGACACGCCTCCATCCGATGCGGGAACGGTGCAGACGGCACTCCAGGCGGCCGACGTGTCAATCATCCCCTGCCAGCCGTCCATCAGCGATTTGAGCCATGCAGGGAAAACCTATGCGGCCGCCAGAAACGGCATCATCCTGCTCACGCGAGTGAAAGCGCGAACCAAACTCGCGCGTGACGCAGTGAAACAATTGGATGAGCTGGAGGCAACACGATTCGAAACGGTCATCCACGAGAGGGAAGCCATCAAGAATCTGTACGGAACCAACCAGATAGACAACAGGGATTACGCTTCCGTCACCCAAGAGCTCATTGACCTCGTCAAACAGTTCGGCATCGAGTAGGAGTTGAAACATGGTAAAGAATATCAACAGCGCTTTCGGACGCGGCCTGCAGGACACTCGCGACATGGGGCGTCGGCCTCTCCTATCCGAACCCCCCGAACCGAAGATGACGGTCGAGGCTCCCGAGCAGAAAGCAGTCTCTGAAGCCATCCCGGAAGATCATGAGACGAAAACGAATGAAGCATCCGGGAGGGCCGGCCGGAGGAAGCCCGTGTATTCGTTCGACCGGAGGCTCGGCACGAACCTGACGGATGAAAACTATCTCGCGCTGCGAATCAAGTCGGTCGAGACGAACATGACCACGCAGGCTCTTCTTAACGCCGCGGTGGAACAATGCTTCGTCAACGGAGGACTTGACATGGAGCTGGCCAGAAAATACGCGCAGACCCGCTGACACAAAAAGAGATTCGGCAGTATCCGAGTCTCTTTTTTCTTTTCCCGACTTCCACCGCTTTCACGCTGAGACTCCGGATAGTCTGACACTAGATAACACGTTCAGATTCTCAAGGAGACGAAGTGGCACGAAAAGCATCCGTTGAATCTCCAATGGACATCACCGAAGACAAACGGAAGAACGAAGTCGAACTGACGGCAATCAAACGCGCCATGCGAAACACCCGCTGGTGGAAAGTTTTCATCACCGTGTTCATGATCGTCGGAATCGTCGCTCCCGTCATCAGCATTCGCGCAATCAGCACGCTGCAGGACATGGGTTCCATGTTGAGCGCGAAATACAAGGAGATCAGCGTAGACAAACCAGGAAAACAGGCAGCCTTGGCGTCCGTCAACAAATGGTTGGACACAAACAAAGGACCATTCCGTTACGGGACCACGAACCTGTTATGGGATTCGGCAACAAAAGTCGGATCCAGTGACGAGGACACCGGAACAGGAAAGGAACATACCGACTGGTGGAGCCACCAGTTCTCCCTGACCGACCTGTCCGACGGATCCACCCGCGACGTAACCCAGCTCATTTCATGGAAGAACAACGTGGCCACCGCCGTGGGAGAGCCAACAGTGCTGCCGTTGAAAGCAAGCGGCGCTGGCGGAGCCCAATCCTATACGCCATCCGGATACTCTCGCATCGACCAGGCGTCCAGCTTCCAGAACGTCGTCAACGCTTGGGCGAAAGCCTACATCGGGAAAGACAGCAACGCGTTCACCGTGCTGGTCGGGGACCCGAACAGCGAGCACGCCTACCAGCCAGCAGCCATCGGAACATTCAAAAACGTGAGCATCAACTGGCTTGTGGAGTGCGACAAGAACGGGCAATCCGTGCCAAAGGAACAATCCAGCGACACGCCTCCCTATGCTGCGGCGTCGATCAGCATCACATTCGAACCGTATGCCGCGATGCAAGACAGTTCCGATAAGGGAAGCGACACGTCATCTTCGGACAACACCGGCGGCTCGACCGTCAAGACGAACATCACCGTACTGGTCAAGAACCCTACATCCGGTAACGCGAAGATCATCGACTGGGGAGCGGATGGCAGCGTCAGGACGTTGAGACCCTATGCGAACGCACTGAACAAAAGCGACGTGACCTCGGCGAACTCCGACGACGAGACCGGCGGCACCGATTCCGCCGGGACCACATCGCAGGACACCCAGTCCGACGATTCCACTGCCGACGGTTCCAAGGCATCATCAGGCAACGGCACGTCGGACAACACCTCAGACGGCACCTCGTCGGACGGTACGGCATCCGGCAGCCAGAACAACTAAGGAGACCATCATGGCCAATGACAAGAAACCGGGACTTCCCCCATTTGCGGAATTCGTCAACAGCAACGCCGACCTGTTCGGAGCGATCATCGTCATCCTATTCGGCATCGCGGTCGTCTGGACCATCATCAGCGGACTGTTCTAGAAGAGGAAACCGTCGTGGCATCGAGAAAAAACAAGACCGGCATAACCGTCGCCGGCATCCTTGGCGGCTTGGCCATCGTGCTCATAACCATCATCGTCATCATCCAAACCGGAGTATGGGCCACGGTCGCCCCACAATTCGGGTTGCCTGCGATAACCAGCATCAGTCAGATACTTCCGGGCGAAGACTCCATGCAGAAAACAAACATCGGCTTGGGGCTGAAAAAACCGGACCTGTCGAAAATCGAAGGCCAGATCAAAGACGGTCTGGCCTCCTCGGGGAACACCGGAGAAAAGGATTCCACGAACACGGATATGGGAGCGAGCGGACTGCCGGCTTCCGCAGCAAGCCCCATGAGCGTGTCCGAAGCCATCACAGCCGCCCGGAACCTCCCGACCGAAACACCCCATACGAAGGGCTACAATCGCGCCGAGGATTTCGGGGACTGGCAGAACAGCGACCAGCTTTGCGGATACGGAACCACCCGCGACTACATTCTCAACCGTGACCTGACCAATCCGGTCATGGACTCCAATTGCAAGGTGCAATCCGGGACACTGCATGACCCCTATACGGGCCAGACCATCAACTTCCGGAAGAGCGTCGTGAAGAATGGGAAGACCGTCAGCGGAGACAGCACCGCAGTGCAGATCGACCATGTGGTCGCCTTGAACGACGCATGGGCCTCCGGCCTGTGGAAGAACTCAAGGAAAAACGATCGCGTGAAATACGCGAACGATCCGGACGTGCTGCTTGCCAGCCAGGGGGATGCCAACAATGCGAAAAGCGAGGGCATCAACCTGTACGGGAGCGGTGTCCCCAAGAAGTCCGTCGGACGATGGGCCGCATCCACCCCATCCGTCTGGCTGCCGAGCAACAGCGGCTACCAGTGCTCCTACATGGCCAAGCGCGTCTACATCAAAGACAAGTATGGACTTTCCATGAGCAGCTGGGAGAAAAGCGAGACGATCGGGTTCCTCGAGCAATGTCAAACCGCTGGGGAATAGGAAAATCTGGGAATTCGCTGTTTCTTTCAACATCCTGCCGTTAACGGCTGAAGAGGCACGGTATGTTGAGATATCGGGACGAAGGTTCATTCCTCAGCCCAAGTCCCCTCGGTGTTAATCCAGGTTTTTCGGATTCTCCTATGGTGCGGCTTTCCTTTGTGGACTTTTTGGGTGAGCCGCACCTTTTCTTTTTTTTTCTGAAACAATTCTGTTATGCCTGTTAAACTGAATATATCTACATAGAGTATGGAACAGCAAGGAGATCCATTGTCTGAAGACAAGACCGAAAAACTCGGCGACTTTATGCGCCGCGTAAAAGACGACACGGTGCTCAACCTGTACTTCGTCACGGAGACCGGGTCGAAAAGAATACCGACGCCACTGTTCGGCAACCCCACTGCGGAACAGCTGAGGGACAACAGGTACCTGCAATCCCAGGTGGTCGCATCCCGCAAGCACTATTGCAATGAGGTGATCAGCAGCGGATGGACCGTCCACGTGGATACCAAGTTCGATCAGGAGGCTTTCGAGAATGCCTAAAGTGGATAGAGGCTGGAGAATCTGCGGACGTCGGTTCGGCTTTCTCGGCACCAGGCGCCTGCCTTAAACCGTGAATATCTTTCATTGGGATTTTCTTCTACGATATATGCCTGTTATACTGAATATATCCACATAGAGAATTGAAGGAAGACCCACCAATGAGCCACGCAGCCAACACAAGCATCCAAGACATCCAAAACGGAATAGGAGACTTCGTGCTCCGTCCCGAAGCAGACCGCAACAGCCTCGACGGCTATATGAAACTACCCGAACAAAACCGTCTCAACACCCGCTCCCATGGATATCTCATCGAACAAGGCGTGAAATCACACATGACCTACCACGATGACGGCAGCGGAGACTAGACACTCTGCAAAGACGACCCGGACTATGGGCAGTATGTCGCAGCAGGCAATCCAACGAGCGTTCCCGCGAATCCCGTCATCTGAATAGAAAGAACGAAATCATGTCCATTAAGTCAGCGCAAGCGAAACAACAGCTCAGAAACAGCGATGGCACATTCGCCAACGAAAACAAGAATGCGGGACTTCCCTCCAACGACATGATTCAGCGTGCCTCCAAATTGTTAGCGAAAAGCTCGGCGACCGTTGATGAGCCGATCATCAAGCCCTCCGTGAAGTCGGAAGGCTACATGGGATCCACCGCCATCACCGGCGGCAAATACGATGCCAGTCGCAGTCCGGCGGAAAACGCGAAACTCATGCGCGCGGACATCAAAGCATTGCAGAAGAACGGTCAACTTCCAAAAGATTGGAAGATCGGAGTCCGAACAAGTACAGGTTCCGCAAGTTGGAGAGCCCGATTCACCATCCAACTGCCGGAAGGCGAATCCTCCACATACGTGCCGACCCACGCCGAATATATGGCTGCGGATTCCGAAGACCGGATCATCGGTCCGGAACACAGGGCCGGACGAGGAATCATCGAAGCTCATGGAGGAAGCGCCTCCTCCGACGAATGGGATGAAACAGCACGGCGAATCAACCAGAAAATCCAGAACAACGAACAGCTGACCGTAGAAGAGCAAGCCTGCGTCATCGAAACTCCAAAAGTCCGCAACGCAAAGAAACTCTGCCAGCAGGTCGGCGACCAGTACACGTATCAGAACAACAACGCCATGGTCGACTACTTCGACACGGACGGATACGTCACCGTGCAAGCCGTGACCGGAATCAAGAAACCAGAAAACAATGAGTGAACCAGTACGAAACTTCAAACAAATCATTCGGATCAAAGGCACCGGCGATGACGCTTACCCAAATCCCGGAACGTTGATGCTATGGGGAGACAACTGGACGTTGTTGGATTGGATCCGGCAACACACGGACTACAGCAAGGACACCAGAACAACCCCCGTTGACGTTGACGTGCTGACTCGGCTTCACGAGTATGCGACCGGTATCGCCAACCAGAACGGGCGCCATGATGTTCGACGTGGTGAGGCCGCGTGCATCGTCGCCGGAGTGGAATCCGTGCAATCCTATCTGCGACGCAACCCTGGCGTGGAACTCGAATTCGCATTGATTCAAACGGATTCGCATCCATCAGCCCACATCGAAGAAGAAGCCTAATCGTGTCCGAGAAAATCGACCTGCAGCAGGAAGCATTGAATGCCTTGAAGGATGCAGGCCTTGGAAGTAACAGCCTCAGACAAGCATTCATCAAAGGTTATCGCGCTCACGCCTACCGTCAGCCCAGCCAGGAAGAGGAACATGTTGCGGCCGTCACGATGTCTGGACGCATGCGTTCCATCTTCCACTTGGAAGAATCGGATGAAGACAATCTGACCAGCAAGTGTTCCTGCATCTATTCTGATATTCAAACCGCTTTGCTTGACATCCTCCCCCGCATGAATGCGGGGGATTCCCGAATCTTACGGTTCGGGTTTCTGTTCGCTACGACAAAACAAGAAAGGAGGGGACGCTAATGCGAGACCTTGGTTCCGGTTCTGCCGTCCTTGCAGACGCTAACCGCAAGCCCTGCGGCGAGGATGTTTTCGGCTGCGTTCAAATCCCTGTCATGGGTTGTTCCGCAGTCCGGGCACGTCCATGCCCTGACCGTGAGGCCGGGCATGCCCTTCGGCCCGGTCTTCGCCCCGCAGTGGGAGCAGATTTGCGTGCTCGGATAATACCTATCGATGGTTATGAGCTGTCGCCCGTACCATTCGGCCTTGTATTCGAGCATTCGACGGAACTCCGACCATCCGGCGTCCAGTATGCTGCGGTTCAACCCGCTTTTCGCGGATTGGCCGTTGGGGAGCCAATGGTTCGGATTGTCCGGGTCGGGTTTCGGTGCGCATCTTCTGGCCATGTTCCTCACGTTGAGGTCTTCGAGTACCACCGTTTGGTTCTCGCGGATTATCCTCGTGCTCAACTTGTGGAGGAAGTCACGGCGCATGTCCGTGATTCTGGCGTAGGTGCGGGCCACCTTGAGGGCGGCTTTCCGACGATTGTTGCCGCCTTTGGTTTTGCGGGACAACGCCCGTTGCTCCCGTTCCAACCGTTCGGCGAGTTTCTTGTAGTGGCGTGGGTTCGCTATGGTCTCCCCGTCGCTGGTGACGGCGTAGCTGTCCACTCCCAAGTCGATTCCGACTGCGTTCTTTTGGGTGGGGAGAGGACGGATGGTCTCCTCCACGAGGATGCTGACGTGCCATCGTCCGGCGGCGTCCAAGCTTACGGTCACGGTGCTCGGCTCCGTCTTGCGGGGCAGTGTTCTGGACCATCGTATCGGCAATGGTTCGCGCATCTTGGCGAGCGTGAGTTCATTGCGTTTGGCGTCCCATTTGAACGCGCTTCGAGTGTATTCGGCGCTTCCGCCGTGGGATTTGGCCTTGAATCTCGGATAGTCGCCGGTCTGCTTGAAGAAGTTGGAGAACGCCGTCTGCAAGTGTCTCAACGCCTGTTGCAGTGGCACGCAGGACACTTCGTTCATGTACGAGTATTCAGCTGTTTTCTTCCATTGGGTGAGCATGGCGCTGGTCTGGACGTAGGTGACGCTCCTGTGCTCCGCCGTCCATGCGACGGAACGGGCTTCCAACGCGAGATTGTAGACCTTTCGGCAGCAGCCGACCGTGCGCCTGAGCAGTTGTTCCTGCTCGGGTGTCGGGTAGAAGCGGAACCTGTACGCCCGCTTGCATGCATGCCTTCTGACCATGTTTCACATTATATCATATCAATCTGTGAAAGGAGGACGGTTTGCTTCCTCCCCGCCCTAAAGGACAGGGTCTCCGCAAACCAAAAAAAAGATGAAACAGTGACGCGAGTCGGTGACGCCGATCCGGTAGAACATCCCGCACACTACGAATTATCCCATCCCGGTCTGGAATGTATTGACCTGACCGCCGGCATGAGCTTCTGCATGGGCAACGCCGTCAAATACGTGTGGAGATACCGGTCGAAGAACAAGCCGGTCGAAGACCTGAGAAAGTCTCTCTGGTATACGCATTATGCGGAAAACAGGAACGAGCCTGTCGCTTTGACCTGCCGTCAGCTTGGCATCATCAATGCGCTGCAGCATCAATCCCAGACGGAACAATACGAATTCCAGTTCTGGAATGCCTTACGGTTCGGAGATTATCCGAAGATGTGCCGGGCTATCGAGTTGATGATTCGACTGGCAGAAGGAAAGAATATCGACGATATTAACCAGGAGCTGGAATCTTGAACGGGGCATCATCGATCAACATCCCTTACAAGAACGAATTACGAGACCGTCAAGGATGCGGCGAATACGGGAGACGGCACAAGCCACTCCTTGATGCGGCGATCAATGACATACGTATCCGATTCGAAGGGAAAACGGTAGAAGTTGAATTCAATGACACAGCCCCGAAGCCACTGCAAGGCTTTACAGTCACCGCGCCCGTTCAGATTCTGGAACACAACACCGGATGCTGGTGGGAGAGAACAATCACGGCACGAATCAGAGACGGCTCAACCATTCCCGTCGTGTTGGATCACGTGTATTGGAATTGGATCACCGGCACACCCATGCACATTCATCTCGACGGCATTCAACGCATCCGGGTCATCGAAGACAAGCATCATCAAAGAGAGGAAAACAATTGAGCGTGAACCAACCGTTGACGGACAGCGAAGCCAAGAACATTTTCATAAACGGCGCGGAGGACTTCTATTCACTGTCGGCAAACCCGCAATTCTCCAACGTAGCCGAACTGTTTGACGCCTGGCTTACCGAGCATGATCGCCAACTGCTGGCCAAAACGGAAACCGAAGCAGGGAAACGAATCTCCAGCGAACTCAAACTCGAACATGCAAGCGACGCCCACGCCCGAACGGAACCATCCCGCGCATACATTCAAGGATGCAAGGCCGCGAGAAGCCTGCTCGAGGACGCCATCCGAGACATGACGCAAGAACAGGGGACGCTATGAGTTTCAACGAGAAGAAATTCGTCGCAATCCACTGCGACGAATGCGATGAACAATACGACCCCGAAGACGGCAGCGCTTATTACACAGACAAAGACGACGCAGACGATGACGCCAGTTCCGACGGATGGCAATTGGATGGAGACGAAAACCACTACTGTCCGCAACACTGGCATCTGACCTGCAGCAAATGCGGGAAAACAGCAATGGGAAACCATGACGAACTCATTGGAAACGGATGGGACTGCGCCACAGACGAGTGGCTGTGCCCGGAATGTCATTAAGGAGAAAATTTGAGCAAATTCTACGAACCATTAAAAACAATCGTCGAAAAGGATGATTGGAAGATTGTCGAGGAGAACGAACACACTCTGGCCTGTTCCTGTAACGGGTTGAACGGTTGGGCTATCAGCGGCATGAGTGTGGTGGAATATTCGCAACGACGTTTGGCTTTCTTCCGGGACAATAGGCTGATCGGTGAAATCAAACTGTATGACCTTGACCTGGCGGGACGAGTCGTTGATGAATACATGACCGGCGGGTTCACTCCGACCATGTTCATTTCCTTGGATACGACGATGGAACAGTGGTGCCAGCAAATCGAAGACGCCTATGCAGGAGTGCTGACTGGACTTGAAGAGGAGGAAGATGCTGATGCCGGAAGCCAATGAGAGCATTGAACCGTTCACTCTGCTGGGTGGAATCCTGTATCTAAACGAGTTCGAACTGTTGCCGGGACTGTCGGCTGACGCTTGCCGGGACATTGGACGACTGCGGCGTAAAGCCGTATCCGCTCATCTGGTAGGTGACAGGAAAACGGTTGTCTCCTGTGCCAGACAGATCAACCGTGTGGTCGAAGCAGACAAGCGACGCCGAGAACGACTCTCCTCCAAGAAAGGTCGGCCGACACCGAAACAGAAACCGGCACAAAAGAAGAAGAACACTGGTTCCGGATACGATGCCGAATACCGGCGCTTCAGGGAACAGTTCATGCGTGATGTGACCAATCCGAAGAAAATACGCGAAGCTGACAGGCTTGCCTTCTTTAGCGGAGCTCGAATCATCGTCGAAAACAACTAACGAAAAAAAGAAAGCCATGAAGCATCCAATCAGGACACCACTCCTTATCGGTCTCGGTATCATATTTGCCGCAGTCATCGCAGTCGCCGTGCGCCTTGCAAAAACCCCAGTCTGATCATGCCCCGATATCATAGTCGAGCCGAACGAGCAGCCGACCTGCTCCAGTCGCGTCGTTCCACGGTGGAATCCGTCGCCAAGCAGACCGGTTTGCCCGTCGATATCGTTCGCCAGATCAACGAGCCTATCGCCAAACGTCTGGCGGAGCAGGATGCGGTGGATGCCGCGGAACGTAGCATGAGGAAAGCCGAAGCGAAGATAATGCGCGAACAGTATCCGTGCCCGCTTTGCTCCACTGGTCATGCGGAACCGCATGACTGCGACACGTTCCTTCCCCTCGGGTTCATACACGGTGGCGAACGTGACGGACAAATGGACGGCTTCTGGTGCCACCCGTACTTCTGCTCCTGTTCGAACCAACGGTGCATCGCCTGTAATATTTTCCCCAGCAAAAGCAGAGAGGAAGCCGTCGAACGGTTCTGCGCCGGAGACTTCGCCCACGAAGACGATTTCATCGAACTGAAAACCGGCAAACGTTACCACTATTCGCAATACGGTATCGAACAGCAAATCCTCCGGCACCTAGCACATTGGAGCGCGGAGCAGGTCAAAAGGCTCGGCTTCGACCCGAAGCTCGTGGACACCCTGGCCATGCAACGGACATTGGATCGCATGGGCGACAAATACGTTGACGTGTTCGACACGACGCTACTATGCCCTAACTGCGGAATGAAAGGCGAATATCGGAAAGCCATCAGCCCAATCACCCACACAAAAACATGGTGGCGGGTCGGCTGCCCATACTGCAAAACCCGCACCAGATACTCGTTTCCCTCTCAGAGAGAAGCTGCGGAAAAATTCGAATCCGCCCAACTGGATACCAAACCATCAATCCTTAACGAAAAGAGCCTGACCGCCTGATTAGGCGTTGAGCGGTGTGCCGCAGTTCGGGCAGAAGTTGGTTTGTCCGTCCAATGGCTGACCGCATTTGGGGCAGTTGTTCGTTATTGCCGGCTGGGGGATAGGGGCTGGAACGGGTGATGTCACAGGCATCGGCACAGTGCTCGTCACCGGCGCTGCTGACGCAGGAGCCTGTTGTTTGACTGCAGAAGTGAACAGTCTGACGACACGTGGCGGAATATTGTCCACCGGCAGCAGGCTCAGGGATTGGATTTCCGCAACCAACTGTCCAGGCGTCACGACACGAACATTGCCCGGCCAGACGGCTTCGCTGACATCCGGGTTGCCGTTATGTCCACCCGGTACCATGCAGACCATCCATTGGGCCGCCACGTGATAGGTTTCGAGCGTGGACGCCCAATTATCGCGTTGGGTTGCCATGTTCTCGCTCATCTTGACCACGGGTGTTCCGTCCGAGCCTTTGATGAGGGCTCGACGGCTGATGCTCATGCGCACCAGGTTTCGTGGATCCAGGTTCACGTATTTGGTGTCGCTGCCGCCCTTGTAGTTCTTCGCGTCCACGAACCAGGCATGCACCTGCTGTTGCGGGTCTATGCCGACCAGCACGCAGTCGATGTCCGCGTTGATGGGCTGGCGGTTCTCGTTGAGCCCGTACAGGGACCAGAAGGAGATGACGTTGAGCCGCATGTAGGCGATGATTCTGGCCAATGCGGATTCGCCCTGCTGGCCGGCCTGTACGGCCGTGTTTCCGAAAGCGGAATAGTCCAAGCCGGAACCCGGATCGCCGTACAGTTTCCCGAGCTGGCGTTCCTGTTGCAGGTTCGCGTTGAGACTGGCCTCATACAACGGGTCGGGGGAGCCGCCGTTGTCGTGGTCTATCACGAACCAGCCATAATAGGAGTCCTCGTTGCTCATGGCGGCCACCAGCCCGTATCGGGGTGCAAGACGGTTCAGCTCCGTCTGCGTGTCCATAATGAGGGAATTGCTTGTCGGCTGTGGTTCGCCATCGTCAAGACTCAGGATGCCGCGCAAAACGGCACCTCCGATAAGCGCGATAACCACACCTATCATGAGCTGGACGAACCCCAGTCCATTCGTCGCAGTCGATTCACCAGTACCGGCGAATGGCCGTATCGCATAATCAATACCCAGCGACATGACGATCGCGGATATTAATCCCCCCACGCCCGTATAGATTCTGTCCCGCATGGTCTTGCAGAAAACCACGCGGACTATCACTGCACTGATGCCTACCATCATGGCGATGATTCCGATACCATTGAGGTCTTGCAGGAACGGGTCCAGATGTCCCATGATTTATCTCTCCTCAGCTATGCAATGGCTGGCTATATTCCAAAATCCGACGGTAGTCCTCCAAAAGGAATACCGTGACATCCATCTCACAGGACATCTGATAGATCTCGCCATCATATTCCCGTTCGGCCTGCACATAGTCCGCCGGGTTGATCAGAAACATGGCGGTTTCACGGCGCACACGCCATTCGGCATGGCTTTTCCCGTATTCCGCATGCGAATCATCGGCGTGCAGCCAGTGGAACAATTCATGGGTGAGAGAGCATCGTTTCTGCACGTCGGTCATGTGCTCGTCGATGATTATGGTCTGGACAGCCTCACAGTAGAGGCCTGAAGTGTCATCATCAAGCGTAGCTTCGATGACGTGGACTGGCTGGGTTTCCACGGCATCGAGCATCTGTTCATAGGTCATGCCACGGTTGATGGGCATGTGGCGGTCGAATGGTGCGGCCGTCAGCACGGTTGAATATCCTCCTATCGAATCGGTTCGAGAAGAGGATACTCTGACAGAACGGGGGCAAGCAGTCGTCACTAGCGGCCGTCACCGCCTTCCATTTCCGCGAGCTTATGCGGATCCTTGTTCGCCGCTAGGGACACGTCGCCCCTACGTAGTTTCTCCAAAACGATCCGCTTACGCTCTTCATCGGATAGAGACGAGGGTTTAACCGAACGTGCACGAGGAACAGGACCCGTGCCTCTCTTATCGGAGGTAACGCCCGTATCGACTGATGTGTCATGGGGAAGTCCGGAGACCGGAATGGAAGAGGATGGCCCATCAATAATCTGAACGACGTTATCCCCATCCATGATGGCTACGAACTGACGGGCAAGCAGCCCGGGCCCGTTTTCCTCGGCAGCTCGTTTTCGGGCTAGGTTTCCGATCAATTCGATGGCATTGTCAAAATCAATGAGAGGTGCAATGGCATCAAGGTCATCCATCGTCCATGCAGCTTTTCCGCGCAATCGGACGGATACGTAGGATTGGCTCGTCTTCTCGCCCAAGGCCGAAGCAATCTGCTTTTGGGTCAGACTCTTTGCCCGCCGACGTTCTTCAACGAACTCCGCTATGAGCTTGGTGCTTTCCCCGGTCTTCTTAAGTCTGTCATTCCGTACCATGTTGTCATTCTATCTCTTGAGAGAACTTTTTTCATGCTATAAAACACGCCGTATCTCCATAGAGATTGACACTATCCCAATCAACCCCTAATATCTCCCATGAGATACGAAAGGTTTTTTATCACATGTCATCAAACGAAATCATCTCCCAAGCGATTCTTGCTCGCATGGCAACCCAGAACTACCAGGTGAAACAACTCGCCAAAGATCTAGGAACCACGCGAGAGGCAACGGGCCGCAGACTCAACCAGCACACCATATGGGACAGCAACGAACTCGACATCGTAGGCAAGGCACTGGGGCTAACGGACATGTTCGGCCTCTGCGATTATGCAAGAGCCCTCGCCGAGATGAACAAGAACGTTCCCCTATCCAAGACCGTCTGACCGGGTTCTTCGGAAGAAAAGAGAGCCATGCGCATCAGGAGCATCAAGCCGGAGTTCTGGCGCAGCCGGGATATAGCGAATCTCAATTGGGACGCCAGACTGGTTTTCATAGGTCTATGGAGTTACGTGGATGATAACGGGGTAGGCAAGGATATCGACTACGACATCATCGGAGACCTGTTCGCGGCTGATCTCATCAAAGATCCTCGCGAGACTGTCGCGAGAGTGTCGCGAGCCCTCGCGAGTCTTTCTGAAGCTGGATTGATATATCGCTACGAGTTCGACGGCACCCCATATCTGGAGATTGCGACATGGTCAAGGCACCAGAGAATCGATAAGCCAGGCAAGCCGAGGTATCCGTCTCATAAGATGGCAGAACCCAATGATTCCAACGGTTCAGACCCAGATTCGCGAGACTGTCGCGAGAGTGTCGCGAGACCCCATCGAGATTTCCACGCCCGGAACAGGGGAACAGGGGAACAGGGGAACAGGGGAACAGAGGATATTTACTCCTCTCTATCCCCTCAAAATCCAGAATCGGAGAAAAACGAAAAATCGGCGGACAAGTCCGCCTCAGAGCTTGAAAACGAGAATGCTTCTTTCGAAGCTTCTCGGAGTTCCAGCAGGGTCGAGGAAGCCTCTCCGGTTCAGAAGAAACCTTCCGCGGTTTCTTCGAAGAAGAGAAAAGTTCCGAAAAAAGAGAAGAAGCCCGCAAGCCGTCAGACCGCATTGGCTCCCGACTGGAAGCCCTCGCCCGAGCTGCGCATCGCCACGGCCAAGGCGGGGGTCAACCTGATCCGCGAAGTCACCCTGTTCGTCGCCTACTACACGCAGGAGAAACCCGAATACCGCAGCGCCAACTGGGATATCACCTACAGGCGTTGGCTCGAACGGGACATTCAAAACCTGAAAATGGGGCGCGACCCCAACAACATCGCGCTACACCCGGAGAACCTACCGGTGAACGGCAGGCTGCCGAAGAGCGTGCTGAACGACATGCATAACGAGGAACTACAGGCGCGGGCCGCCGCCTGGGATGAAGCCCATCCGCGAGAGGAGGAATTCGATGAACTTTAACGAAGCTCTGCAGGTGCTGCGCCGCATCAACGTGCATCACGGGAACGCGCCAATCAGCGACGCTCAAGCCCAATGCTTCTACGAGGAGCTGGCCAGATCGGTGTCGTTCGACGAGGCCAACGCCGCGGTACGGGAATTCTACGCATTGCATCCTCACGGCGAATGGATGACGGTGGGGGATATCAACCTCGCCGTGAGAAGGAAACGACGGCAGTCGATGCCATCGGAGGCGACCATCACCCGGCTGATGGAGGAGAACCAGATTTCCGACCCTGACGAGATGTGGCAGTTCCGACGCTCTCTGCTCAAATCATTGGGCCGTGGCCGCCCCGCCACGCAGGCGGTGCAGCGTGCGTTGGAATTGTCCCGTCACCCGATGCTGGGCGGCCCGAGGGACGGGGCGACGAAAAGCCTGCCGCAGACACGGCCGGGGGGAAACCCCGATCCACGCGATCCGGCCCCGGTCACGACCGTCGTCCAAAGCATCATCGGCGGACTCTCGGCTCGGCCGCATCGGGCGGAATAGCCCCCGGCCATCGCAAGAACATCGAATCAAAAAAACGCCATCAGAAAAACCGATTGGAGAAAAAACAAATGGCAGACATCACCACACAAACAATCCGAGACACCTTCTTGGACAACCTTCCCGAAAACGTGACGCGCGAGGAGGGGGAGGAGTTCTGGAACGCATGGCTGGACAGGCAGCGCGAAGGGCATGAACCGGACATGCCGACACCTCCGGTCGGATTCCAGTACGCACCGGGCGAAGTGGACGAATTCGACTACGGCGAACCGGACTTGGAAGACGAGCAGCTGACTGAGGACCAGAAGCGAGACATGCTGGGACTGGTGCATGATTATGCGATGAACACGTCGGAACTGGCACGCACCATGCTGGACTGCCAGCATTTCGACGACCCGCAGGTCCGGGAGCTCGTACGTCAGACGTTCAAGGATCTCGAATGCGCCGGAAGCCACGTGTCTGATGCTTTGAAGCTGATGGGTTGGACCGCGGACGATGCGACGGTTGGCTGAAGTTTCTTCCGTTGCCGTCGATGCCGGGCCATGCGGCAACGGAAGAAAATCGGTTATTTTCAATAAAAAACCGGTTAATTACAAACCCTGAGGTTACAGTGGGAACTGTTTGAGAAAACTCAGGCAAGGAGAACCCTCGAAAATGACCAAACGTAACAGCAGCGGTCTGCGCAATGCGGGCACCATCGCCACCGTAGCGGCATTGACCCTCGGCATGGCGGGGCCCGGAGTCATGACGGCCACCGCCGACGAAAACACCGCAAACGGGAACAACGGCAGCAGTGAAACTCAGACCGCCAAGGACACCGAATACACGACCACCGTGGCGGGAACGCCCGTCACCTTCGAAAAGGACGCCAACGGCGATTACGCGGCGACCGTCGCCACCGTCAAAGGCAAGTTCCAGAACCAGGTGGTCGTGTCCGGCACAGACAAATCCCAGAACACTCTGACCACCAGCCAGAAACCTGATACGAACGGGAAAATCACCGGAAGCGTCGTCTACACCAGCGCCGCCGATTCCGCGCCCAAGTTCACGTTGACCGTCACGGATTATGAAATCGTCGACAAAATCGTCGACGACCAGGCGATCCAACCATGGAACACCACCGTTGAAGGCAAGAAATACCTTCTCAGCGTGAAAGACAACACCGCATCCGCGGTCCTGGACCAAAGCGCCTCCTACCCGGGCGACATCACCGTCACCAACGGAGCAACCACCATCACGCTGACACCCGTCTACCAGAACGTCACCGTGGAATCCGGCGACAAGCTGGGCCAGCTGAACGTATCCGGCACCGCCGTCTACAAGCAGGCCGCCGACGCGACGAAGAACACTCCGGCATTCAACGTGACACTGCCGTTCGCCTACACCTCGGGCAACCCGGTGACCGTGGACGGCACCGAAACGGAACTCACCAAGTCTGATGACGGAAAATACCATGCGGATTACGCCGGTCCGACATTGGACGAATCCAACAAGCCCAGCACGGACACGGTGACCCTCACCGGCATCAAGACCACACTGCCCATCCAATGGGGCAAAGACGTGCAGGTTGTCGATAAGGGAACCGGCGACACCGCCAGCAAGTTCGTACGCCTCACCGGAACAGCTTCCGGCGAAGTCACCATCCAGGATGACGCCAGCAAGAAAAGCGTCACCGTGCCGGTGGAAGTGGATGTCACCGCGGATCGAGCCCAGGATACAAGCTTCACCGATCTGACCGTGACCCGCACCAACGCTAAAGGCGAAACCACCGTATACGACGGGGCCAAAGACTTCAATGTGAAATTCAACCCCAGCACCCATGAATACACGCTGACCCTACCGGCCGATGCGGTCGGCGACAGCTACACGCTGGGCCTCACCCACGGTGTCGACGCCCAGGCATCCAAGCCGACGCTCGCGCTCGGAGAGGGAGCCTCCCGCGTGCTCAAGGTGAACGTGAACGGAGCCGACTACACGGTTAACGTGAAATTCCAGCCGGCCGACCTGAAAGCAGATTCCCCCGCGAAACTCACCGGACTGTATGTGAACAAGACCGGCGAGAACACGAAGGGCCAGCTCATCGACAACTGGAATCCGAACCGACTCGACTACGTGCTCGCACTGGGGGAGAAGGATCCAAGCCCGTATGTGCTGCCCGAAGCGCCTGACGGAGTCACCATCAAGGGCGGCAACATCACGCAGAACGCGCAATCCACCCGCCAGGAATGGATCGTCACCGACACCGCAACCGGAACCAGCCGCATCTACAGTCTGACCGTCACCCGCCCCGTGAAAACCGCGGTAACCGAATTCAAGCCCGCCGACCCAGCCAAACAGGCTTCCACAGTCGACCCGGCCAACCAACAGGACACCGCGCTCGCATCGCACGGCTACACCGACAAAACCGGCAAATACGTCACATCCGACAAGGATTCTTACATCATCCCGGAAGGCGGCACTTTCGCCTACACGTCAAAGAACGGCCAATCCGCAACAGTCACGGTAGCCCACGAGGGAATGACCTACACATACACGGTCAACGTGCTCGCGCCGGACGGTTCGACCTTTGCGCAACACACGTACACCGTCACCTACATCACGGCGGCCACGCACAAGGCGCAGCTGACTGGCATCCTCGTGGACGGTACGGCCGTCAAGGGCTTCGACCCGGCCAGACACGAGTACAACGCATCCGTGAACGATCCGGACGAATGGATGGTCTCCCCGCAGTACGACAAGGCAAGCGGCATGACCGTCAGCACCGAGAAGAAGGGTGCGGACGCCACCATTACTGTCACATCCGGTGACGGATTGGTCAAGACCACCTACAAGGTGCATGTCACCCGCAAACCATTCGGCGGCAACGGGAACAATGCGCTCGGACTCGCCTCCACGGGCGTCGGCGGCGGAACCGTAGCGTTCCTGTCGATGGCGTTGATGGCTATGGGAGCGGTTCTCGGACTCGTTGCACGTCGGCGCCAGCGCGGACGCAGCTTCTAATAGCAACGGCTTGCGACCTGATGCGGTCGCAAGCCTTCCATTATTTTTTCTGACTCGGCGTGAAATGTCGGGCAAAAAACAAGAAAAGGAAAGAACATGATGAAACAAAAACGGATTGTCGCCGTAGCGCTTGGCCTGGCCCTGTCCGTAAGCCCCATGATCGTGTTGCCCACCGCTTTCGCGGATCAGGTATCGGGGAACCCGTCCTCGTCGATTTCGGCCCGTTCGACGGCTCCGAATCCGCTCGACAAGTTCAGCACCGAAGAGAAGGCGTTCCTCAACAATCACAAGGACAAGATCGCATCCGCCCTGGGCATCGACGGGTTCGACCCATCCACCACCGACTATTACGGCGTCAAGGAATCGGCACTCGACACGGTCGCAGGCAAGATCCCCACCTCGAACACGGGACTGCTGAAGCCGATGGGCGCGCCGCTCGAGATCGACACGAACGCCACCGGCTGGCTCGTCGACGGAAAGATCGCGAAGGACAAGCCGTCCTCCGGCGACATGGCATACCGGGTCACGATCAAGGGCAAGAGCGGCGGCACCGTCGCATACACGCTGCACACCGCCTCACAGGATGCGAGCAGCAAAGCCGATCCGGGCGAGCTGAAGGGCGTGACCGCCACCGCCAATGGCACCGCCGTCACGGACTTCAATCCGGTGAAGGACGGCACATACACCGTGCCCGACGACGCGGAGGTGAAGATCGGCGACGTGCCCGACGGATGGAAGCTCGACCATAAGGCGGATTCGAAGACCGGCACGCTCACCTTCACCTGCACGAAGGATGATGTGACCGTCACCTGGACGTTCAAGTACGATGACGGAACCACCACGCCGAGCACCGGGGACAAGGCCGATCCAAGCGAACTGGCGGGGGTGACCGCCACGGCCGACGGGAAACCGGTCGACGGGTTCGCCCCGACGAAGACCGGCACATGGACCGTTCCCGACGGCGCGGAGGTGAAACTCTCCGGCCTGCCCGACGGTTGGGCGAGCTATAAGAATCTTGACGCGAAACCCGGCACCCTGTCCTACGACATCAAGAAGGGCGACGTCACCGTCGTCACATGGACGTTCACATACGATTCCACGACCGATCCGGACAAGCCCGCCACGGGCGTGGACGCATTGAAGGGCGTGACCGCGACCGTCGACGGGAAACCGCTCCCGAGCTTCGACCCGACGAAATCCGGCACCTACAGGGTCGCCACGGGCGCCGAGGTGAAGATCTCGAACGTCCCGTCCGATTGGAAGCTTGACAAGACCGCATCCGATTCGAAGCTGGTGTTCGCCGCTTCCAAGGACGGCACGACCGTCACTTGGACGTTCGAATACCAAGGCAAGGATGATGGCGGAGCCACCACCAACCCTGGTGACAATGCCGGAAACAAAAGCCAGAACAACAATGACGGCACGACTTCCAAGCCGACGGTGAACGGCGCGAACCCGCTCGCCTCCACCGGCGTGGGAATCGGCTGGGTTGGCTGGCTCATCGGCATCCTCGCTATCATCGGCGGAGCATTGGGAATCACGGTCGCTGTCCGCAAGCCGAAGGGCAAGGCCACAGACGAGACCCCGGCCCCGGAAGCCGATGACAGCGAAGCGTCATCCGATCAGCCGCTAAACTCCTGACCACCCATCGAAGGTTTGGCAGGAGAAGCAAATCCCCTCCCCTGCCAAACCCCACGTTGAATCTTGATGCCATGCGGGACCCTCCTGCAAACCGGCTCCTATAGCATGACATCAACAAGGGATGCCGAAAGGCATCCCTATTTTTTTATTCAAAAACTTTGGTAAATACCGAAAAAATGTTGGAATCAACCGATTTTGCATGTACGTTGAAGGAAACGAAGACGACCATTCCCATCAGCCGTACGCCGAAACCGATAAGCGGGTTCGGTCTGAAGCCGGGCAAATACAGGCCGTCCGCGGTGAAAGTCGCCGGATTCGACCCGTTGGACGCCAACCATGCCGCATCTACCGGTGTGGGGTTGTTTCCCGTCCTCGACAGGACGTGCAAACGAGGAAAGGAAAACACTGGAATGAAAGACAACCAAACGACACGGCGCATGCCAATGATCGTGACGGCAATGGCCTGCGCGACCGCGAGCATGCTGGCCGGCCTGGCACTGGCCCCATCCGCAATGGCGGCCGACACGACCATCACACTGCAAGGTGCAGACGGAGCAAGCCTGGCCGGCCACACGTTCAACGTGTACCAGATCGGCACGTACACGGACCAGATCCTGAACGGCACGCAGATCAGCAGCCTCGGCGTGCGCGGCACCGCGGCATCCAACGCGTGGGCGGCCGACGCGATCAGCATCGCCAACGCGTACGATCCGGACACGGGCGACGACATCGCCAAGGTGTACGGCTACGATGACGCGGGCAACATCGCCAACATCAAGATGGACTCCCAGACCAGGCAGCTGCGCAACATCAGCAAGGCCCTGTCCCAGTCCTCGAAGAAGCCGGCCGCCATCCAGGGCGGCGCGAACCTGACGACCACCCAGTCCACGCTGACCATCAACGTGCCCGCCGAAGGCCTCTACTACATCACCGATTCCGCGGGCAACCCGATCATGATCGGCACGAAATCCGGCAACGCGAACATCATGAAGAACGACACGAAGGACCCGCAGTGGCGGACCCTCGGCACCGCGGTCGTCAAGGCGAAAAGCGTGAGGGTCGACAAGAAGGTCCAGGTGCAGCGCAACGGCACCACGGTAGGCAAGGACGGCACCACCAACGATCCGGTCGGCGTGACCGTCGGCGACACCGTCACCAACACAGTCGAGGTGACCGTGCCGAACAAGCAGGCCGCATCCGCCGTCAAGTTCAAGCTCATCGACCAGCCGAAGGGCCAGACGTACGTGAAGGGCTCGCTGAGCGTCCGGCTGAAGAACGCGCCGCAGACCGACATCACGGCCGACGCGGTCATCTACGACGGGACCACGCAGAACAACGCGAAAAGCATCCCCGGCGACCCGACCCTGAAGACCGCGGACAACAAGCCCGCCGACCCGGATCTCGCCATCCCCGCAGGCGGCTGGGGCATCGACGGCAGGAACCTTCTCGACAAATACTCCAACAGGACGATCGTCATCACCTACCGTATGACCGTCGACAAGGCGAGCATCACCGATCCGGCGAACAACACCATCCACACGTACGGCACGTTCACCGACGGCATCCACTTCACGACCATCACCGACCAGGACAAGGCCGACATCAAGGCCTACGACTTCACCCTGCGGAAGGTGGACGCGGGCAACGTGAACACGCTGCTCGACGGCGCCCAGTTCCAGATCCAGCGCAACGGCAAGTGGATGAATCTCGACTGGAACACCGGCAAATGGTCGGATGCGGCCAACCAGGGTTCCGCCACCGTGTTCGTGACCGGCGACACGAACCATGACGGGACGGTAAACAACAGGGACGACGCGAGCCAGAGGGGCCTCATCCGGTTCAAGGGCCTCGGCTACGGCACATACACGGTCACCGAAACCCGGGAGCCGGCCGGCTACGCCAGCTACGCGAAACCGACGTTCACCGTCACCATCGACGACGCGGGCACCAGCATCCAGTACAGGGGCACCGGCACCGTGCCGAACCTGACCAGCAGGCTGGACAACAACACCGTCCAGGTCAAGAACGTCGCGAATCTGACCCAACTGCCGCAGACCGGCGGCGTGCTCGCGTTCGCGTTCTGGCTGGCCTGCGCCATGCCCCTGTTCGCGATCGGCGGCATGATGGCCGTGCGCGGCGCGCGCAACCGCCGCGACGCGCTGACGCTCACGCATGACGGCGGCAATCCGGCCGCCTGACACATGTCCCGGCCCTCCAGGCCGGGGTTCCGCCGATAGGGGGCGGGGTCGCGTCCCCTATCGGCCTCTCATCACCGAATGATTCTTTTTTATCCGGCCCGCCACGAGGGGTTCGTACGGGTCTTGGCCCATCCGTCGGAAGACATTGCGAGGGATGGGGGGGGGAAGGAAAACCGATAATGCGCATATGGCTGAAACGGATGGTCGCCGGCATCGTGTCGGCGGGCACCCTGATGGGCGGCGGGCTCCTGATGGCGGGCACCGCGAACGCGGACGAGATCCGCATGCCCGACATCGGCAAGACCATCACGAGCCTGACGGCATCGGCCGCCACGACGTATCCAAGGGAGCTCGTCAACGGCGACTTCGAATACCCGAGCATGAAGAGCCTGCAACACTACTTCACCGGCATCGACCGCAACCGCAGCCAGTGGATCAGCAACGGACAGGGAGACGACCTCGCCAAATGGTCCGACATCCCCGGCGGACTGGACACGACCAGATTCGGCTGGTCCAGCACCCAGACACAGGGCGCCATGTCCGAACAGCGCGCGAACGCCGTCGAACTCCAGAAGGCCACCGGCGAAACCACCCAGATGGGCGAACTGTGCGCAAGCCAGAAAGGCACCGCGATCTACCAGGACATCGCCACCACGCCCGGCACGCTCTACAGGATCGAGCTCGACCACGCGAGCCGCTACAGAATCCACCTCGACCAGATGCAGGTCATGGTAGGCGCGCCCGGCCACGAGCAGCCCGTCGAAATGACCCGCACCAGCTCGAACAAGTACGGCGACAAGATCGGCGAGAAGTCCACCACCATCGCCACGCACTCGACCAACCCGTTCGGCAACCAGTCCAGCAAGGACGACTTCAGCCACTACGTCGGCTACTACACGATCCCCGCAGGCCAGTCCGTCACCCGGTTCACGTTCAGGCAGGTATCCGGCGTGAACACGACCAGCGGCAACCTGCTCGACAACATCGTGTTCACCCAGGCGTACAAACTCGACTACGACAGGAACTCCGACGAGGCGACCGGCCAGACCCCGAACGACACCGCCACCGTCAAACCCGCCAAAACCAGTGCCACGGGCGGCGTGAAGAACGTCGCGGACACGAACGCAAGCCTGCCGGGCCATCTGGTCAATGGTGATTTCGAATACCTGCCCGACGGCGGATGGAAGACCGTTGACGCGCCAAGCTACATGACGAACGCATACACGAGCGTCGACCCGAACAACGGCCAGTACATGAGGAACGCGCAACACTCCGACGCCGATCTCGCCTCCTGGGCGGACTGGCCTGGTTTCGACCAGTCCAAATTTGCATGGAAGACCGACCAGAAAGGCGGCCACGACCAAGGCGGATTGAAGGACCGCGCGGAAGCGGTCGAACTCCAACAGGACAGCATGGACGGCAACACCTACGCGGAAATGGTCGCCTCCGAAACCGGACGCACCATCTACCAGAACCTCGCCACCATCCCCGGCACACTGTACAAGATCCGGTTGAAGCACGCCAGCCTGTGCAAGGACAACGTCGACCAGATGCAGGTCGTCATCAACGGCACACCCATCGAGATGACCCGAGTGGCCGCGAACGGCAAGGCCGGCGACAAGGTAGGCGAGAAGTCCAAGACCATCGGCACGAGGGTCACGAACGGGAACCGCTGGCATCATTCCGACCAGTGGGAGACCTATGAGGGCTACTACGTTATCCCGGACGGGCAGACCACCACCCGGTTCGGTTTCAAGGCCGTCAACTATCTCGACCCCACCAAGGGCAATCTTTTGGATGATGTGACCTTCGCCCGTGCCTACAAGCTGTCCTACGATAAGAACGCGTCGGATGCGACCGGCAAGGTCCCGTCCGACGAGACCGCCGGCACCGTCAGGCAGACCAAGACCAAGACCACCGGAACCGTGAAGACCGTCGCGGACGAGAACGTCCGGTACGGTTCCCTCGCTAATGGCGATTTCTCCTACCCCTCGTTCTCCGACATTCAGGAGAACGAGCAGGGAACCTATGCCGATCTGCGCACGTTCCTCAAATCGGATGACGGCACGCTTTGGTACAACATGTCCACCACCGATCTTTCCAAGTACGGAAAGATCGGGCAGATCCCCGGTTTCGACTCTTCCAGGTTCGCATGGTCCAGTACCGAGAACGGTTCAAGGGTCGAATTGCAGCAGGATCGCAACACCAAGAACACGTATGCGGAGATCGTCGCCCAACAGGACAACACCAGCATCTACCAGAACGTGTCCACCGGCAACGGCGGAGTACTGTACAAGATCCGGCTCAAGCACGCCAGCCGCCAATCCTCCCATGCCGACAAGATGCAGGTCCTCGTGGGCTCCGACACGGCCCACGCGACGCCTGTGGAGATGACCCGCGTCACCTCTAACGGCCATGGCGACAAGGTGGGCGGGAAGTCCACCACCATCACCACAAAGGTATCCAACACCGATCCCCGAGACCATGGCAGCCAGTGGGAGACGTACGAAGGCTATTACCAGGTGCCCGAAGGACAGAAGAACACGGTATTCATGTTCAAGAGCCTCGAAGGGTTCAAAGACGTTGAGACCCTGCCCGGCAACAACGTCGGCAATCTCGTGGACGACATCGAGTTCTCCCGTTCCTACAAGTTGACCTATGACAAGAACGCATCCGACGCGACCGGCAAGGTCCCGTCGAATCAGCGTGGCAAGGAGAACACCGTACAGCCCGCCAAGTCCAAGACCACGGGCAGTGTCGGACTCGCGGCTGACAAAACCGCTTCCGGCCTGACGGTGCATGATCTGAAGAAGAACGACAAGGGCAAGGTGCCCTCCAGTTCGAAGGCGGATTCCACGCAGCCGGCCGCGTTCAAGGCTCCGGACGCCAAGGCGGAGGCCATCGCCTCCAGGGCCGCGGGCGACGAGCTGGCCGTGAACGGCGGGTTCGACACCCCGAAGTGGACGATCGCGAAGGAGGGGCAGGGCCTGCCCTGGGTGTATGTGAAGCCCAATGCGGGCACGATCCGCTCCTACGCGCAGGCCATGGCCGGACAGACGGGCGTGAAGGCCGGCGGCCTGACCGCCGCCACGTTCGCCTGGCAGGATCTCGATGCCATCGGCAGCAACCAGAACTTCGAACTGCATCGCGAGAAGGACGGGAACACGGCCGCCGACGTGCATGCGGGCCGTACCGTCGCCCAGACCGTGAACACGACGCCCGGCGCCAGCTACACGTTCAGTATCCGCCACTCCGGCCGCTCCAAAGGCAACGCGGGCGGCGTGACATTGCTCACCGGCCCCGACAAGGATCATCTCACCCCAGTCAAACTGACCCGCACCACGGTCTCCAAGACCGGCCAGAAGTACGGGGACAAGACCGGCGATGTGGGGACCGTGGCCTACACGCACTCCGATTCCATGGACGCCACCGAGGGCGGCCACGATCCGTGGGATCATTCCGACGACTGGGAATCCTACGAGGGCACGGTCATTATCCCAGCCGGACAATCCCGCACGATGATCGCCTACAGGGGCGTCGCCAAGGACGGTACTCTTACTGCCTCCGCCAATGACAGCATCATCGACGACCTGAGCTTCCGCCTCGCCTACAAGCTCGGCTACGACGCGAACGGCGGGGCCAAGAAGAGCACGTCGCAGATCAAGGCCTCCACCGATGGCAAGGTGAAGACCATCGCCGGCAAGACCGACAGTCTGCCGACCGAACTGGTCAACGGCTCGTTCGACTATCCGGCCGGCCTGATCGCCGGTGTCTCCACCAAATACCCGTGGGACGACTGGACCGTCGTCGACCCGATCAACGGCAGATACGCGCGGCACATCGGCATCGATAAGGACCCCTGGGCGCCAATCCCGGGATGGGACGCCTCCAAATTCGCATGGAAGTCGACCCAGACCAAGGGAACCGACTGGCAGCAGATCGCACAGGGAGTCGAACTGCAGAAGGACTCCAAGACCGGCAACCAGTACGCGGAACTCGTCGCGGGACAGGCGGGCACCGCCATCTACCAGGACATCGCCACCATCCCGGGCGTGTCCTACCGCTGGACGTTGAAGCACGCCAGCCTCGACAGGAACCACCTCGACGGGATGAGCGTCATGATCGGCGAACCCGGCAAGGAATCCGCCCAGGACGCGAGGCGAACCACCGTCAACGGCAACGGCGACCAGCCGGGCGACGTCGGCAAGGTCATCTCCACGAAGGTGAGCAACGACGCCGAGTCGAACCATGAGTCGGCCCATTCCAGCCGTAACCATGACGGGCAGTGGGAGACCTACACCGGCACGTACATCGCCACCGGGACGGTCACCCGCTTCACCTTCAAGTCGGTAAGCTCCAGCAACAACGTCAACGGCAACATCCTCGACGATCTGAGCTTCACCAAGGCCTACAGGCTCGGCTACGACGGGAACGGCGGAACCGGCCAAGTGCCCTCGCGCACCGAGACGGGCAGGACCGAAACCGCCGCATCCGGGACGGATGGCACGGTCAGGCTTGCGGCCGACAAGAGCGCCGAACCGGAATCCGGAACCATCGCGGACGACCGCAGGGTGCTGACCGACACGACCGCCAGACAGGATGACGGTACCAGGCAGCGGACGATCACCCGATCCGACGGTTCCGTGCGCGTGGAGACCATCGCCACGACGGGCGCCGTATCCGGCTGCCAGGTCTACTATCCGGCCGGCGCCAGGATCACACTGGCGACCGCGAAGATAGACTCCGACTGCTGGGATTCCAGCCAGATCGGCAAGACCAACCGCACGTTCTACGGTTGGAGCGCGAACACGGACGCCAACGACAGGGACGTGCCCGTCGGCGACACCATGGACCGGAACACGCTGAACGCGAACGTCAGGACGGAGATCGTCATGCCCGCCAGGGCGAAGACCGTATACGCATTGTGGGCCATCAACCCCACCCTGTCGTACAACGTGAACGCGCCCGCCGGCAGCAACGCGCCCGGCACGCCCGCATCGCAGACCGTGCCCTACAACACGGCCGCCGCCGACAAATCCGGTTGGGCGGCCGGCGACACGGGCAAGATTCCCGGCTACCGGTTCGACGGCTGGTACACGGCCCCGAACGGCGGAAACAAATACGATTTCAACACGCCGCTCACCGGCAACGTGACCGTGTACGCGCATTGGATCGGCAACGGGTACACAGTCAGATTCGCCGGCAACGGGGCGACCGGCGGCGGCACCCCGGATCAGGCGTTCCAATACAACATCGGCCAGAACCTGCGCCGGAACGGGTTCACGCGTGACGGGTACACGTTCACCGGGTGGAAGCGCGCCGACAACCAGCAGGCGTACGGCGACGGCCAGTGGGTCACGAACCTGACCACGCAGCCGAACGGGATCGTCACCATGGTCGCCCAATGGTCGGCCAACGAGGCCCACATCCGCTACAATCCGAACCCGCCCGCGGGCAAGACCGCGGGAGGCCAGGGCACCCCCAACTGGGACGGCCACACCGGCGACACGCCCGCCATCGGAGGGAACGGCTGGACGATCGACGGGTACACGTTCGCCGGCTGGACCACCAGCCCGGACGGCGGCGGCACGAAGTACGCGCCGGGCGCCAGTTGGACGGCCAACGGGACGCTGACCCTGTACGCGCAGTGGACGCCCGGCCAGGCCAGCCTCACCTACGACGGCAACGGCGCGACCGGCGGTAAGACCGACCCGCAGAACGGGGTCACCGACCAGAAGGTCAACGTACGCCAGAACGGGTTCACGCGCGACGGATACACGTTCGTGCGTTGGGACACCCAGGCCGACTGCAAGGGCAATGCAGTGAAACCTAACAGCGAGTGGACGTTGCGTGGTTCCAGCACCCTATATGCCTGCTGGGCCGGCGTCGCGCAGACCCTCACCTATCACGGCAACGGCGCGACCGGCGGCAACACGGCGGCGCAATCCGGCCACACCGGTGACGAGCTGACCACAAACGCCAATGGTTTCACCCGCGACGGATACACGTTCGTTCGTTGGGACACCGCCAAGGATGGTTCCGGCACCGCATACGGCGAAGGCAAGAACGGCGTCAGCCAGTACGTGATGAAGCCAGCAGGCAACGACCTGTACGCCATCTGGAAGGCAAACCCGGCAACCATCCAGTACCGCAACGACTGGCCGAACACCACAGGCAGCACACCCGACACCACCGGCAACACCGGCGACACGGTGACCATCAGCCAGAACAGCTTCGACCGTCCAGGCTACACGTTCACCGGCTGGAGCACCAGCAAACGCGGCGACCCAAGCCTGCAACCGGGCGACAAACACACGCTTGAACCGAGAACCACCACCGTGTGGGCCCAATGGAAGGCCGACCCCGCACACCTGGTGTACAACAGCAACATCGGAACCGTCGGCTCGGAAACCAAGACGGTGGACGGTGTTGTCGACCAGACCGTGAAGACCATCACGAACCCGTTCGACCGTCCTGGTTACACATTCTCCGGCTGGAACACGCAGGCCGACGGCAAGGGCAAGGCATACGTCACGGGAGCCGACTACGTGCTGACGGCCAACGACAAGTCCACGCCGAAGAACACCTCCGTGCTCTACGCGCAGTGGAAAATCAACGGTGCCAGCCTGAAGTTCAACCCGAACGGCGGCATCGGCCATGTCGATGACGTGACCGGCGACGCCTTCTCCACCGTCACCATCCCCGGTGACGCGAAGGAGCCGAAGATCACCCGACCCGGCTACCGGTTCGTCGGATGGAGCACGGAGAAGAACCCGCCCGCAGGGAGCACTTTCCTGCAGCCGGGCGAAGGCAAGGTCACACTGCCCGCCGAAGGCAGCACCACCGTGTACGCCCAGTGGGAGCCGAGCCTGACCACCCTGCCGTTCACGGGCGGACAGGCCCAGGTGCCGACCATCTGGCTGTACGCCGGATTCGCGCTCATGCTGATCGCGCTCGGCGTGATGATGCCGATGCTACGCATGCGCATGGCCGCAACCAAGCGCACCGGTAAGCACATGCCGATCACCGGCGGAAAGCACGCGAAGTGACGGCAGCGGCCGAAACCGACGTGTGGGAGAGCGTCGCGGATGCGGTCCGCGACAAGCGGGCGCGCGACAATCGCGCCCGCCGGCTCGTCCGCCATTCCCGGATCTACGCGGTCGCCGCAGTCATCTGCCTGATCGCGGGCATGGTGCTTGTCGCCATGCCCCGCATCCAGCAGACGCTCGTCGACCGCGCCGTTGACGAGCAGGCGCGATCCGTCAGCCAGACGGCCGCGCTGTTTCCGGAATCCTCCCGTCAAAGCGTCATCCAATCTGCCATCGCATATAATCAGCGTCTTTATGAAGGCGGTCAGCCACAGATAGGCGAACCTGTGTTCGATGGGAAGACCGAGGGCAATTTCGAGGGCGATGCCGAATACCGGCGTCAACTGTCCGTGAATGGGTTGGATGCCATGGGTGAGATTCTGATTCCGAAGATCAGCGTCGACATGCCCATCCTCCACGGAGCGGGTCAAGATGTGCTCGAACATGCGGCCGGCCATCTGGCGGGCACCAGTCTGCCTATCGGTGGCAAGAATACGCGCGCCGTAATCACCGGTCATTCGAATCTGAAAGGCGCGACCCTGTTCACCCGGCTCGGTGAACTCGAAGACGGCGACCCGTTCTATATCAAGGTCATGGGTAACACGCTCGCCTATCGAGTCACCAGCAAACGCATCGTCTCTCCTACCGACACGAAATCGTTGCGTGTCCATAAGGGGAAGGACGAGGTCACGCTCCTCACCTGTACGGGGCAGGGCAATACGCTGCGACTGCTTGTCACGGGGGAGCGCAACAGCATGCCCGATCAGGCCCCCTTGCCCGGAGATGCCACGGGGGACGTAAAAAAGGCGGCTTTTGTTTCGGGCGTCACCGTGACGGGGATATTGGCTGTCGGATTTTCGCTTTGTCGCAGTCGGCGTGCCGTGGGTCATCATATAGGTTTGCCACAGACACATGATAGTGACAATTTGCGTTAGTAAAAAAAGGTGTTACTATATGTTTGTGAAACAAAAACACGTAATCTCCCGACATCGGGGTAAACCCGAAAAGGAAGACACATACACGAGAAAGAAGAAACTCCCCATGACACACGGCATCACCAAGATCACAGTGGCAACCACCGCCGTGATGGCAACCCTTGCCGCTCCGGCAGTCGCAATGGCCGACGAAACCACAACCACCGGCGACCAAACCAATCAGGCAATCACACAGGCCCAAGACAGCATCCAGCAGGCACAGCAGAGCACCACCGAAGCCAACCAGGCCATCGCACAGGCATCCCCGACCGGCGTGACCGAAGCACAGGCCAAGGCCGACGCCGCCGCAGCCGCACTGGACACCGCCAAGCAGAACCTCGACGCCGCCGCCGCCCAGCAGCAGACAGCCGCAAACAACCAGCAGCAGGCGCAGGCGAACTACGACGACGCCAATAAGGCCCAGCAGCAGGCCGCACAGGATGCGACCGGCACGGCCGACAAGATCGCCGCCGCCCAGCAGGCCGCGAACGACGCGTCCAACGCCATCAATGACGCCAGCAAGGCCATGCGGCAGGCCTCCGATGACCAGTCGAAGGCAGAAGCCGACAAGCGGACCGCACAGACCGCGAAGGATGAGGCCTCCGCCGAATCCGCCTCCCATCAGAAGGACGCCGACAAGGCCCAGACCGATATTGATGCGGCCGACAAGCAGGCCACGGACGCGCAGAAGAAGGCCGATGACGCAGATACCGCCATCAGTGATGCGCAGAAGAAGGCCGGCCGGGCCGACGCGGACGCAAAGAAGGCCGCGGCCGACAAGGCCGCCGCCGAGAAGGAGCTGGCCGCGGCCAAGCAGCAGCAGGCCACGGCGACCGGCGACAAGACGAAGGCCGACGAGGCGGTGAACGTCGCGCAAGCCAAGCTGGATGCGGCCAGGCAGGCCGAGGCCAAGGCGCTTGAAGCCAAGCAGAAGGCCGATGCCAAGGTCGAGCAATTGTCCAAGGATGATGGAGGTCTTTCCGACCTGGCCGCGAAGCTCAAAGCGGCGAAGAAGGCCGCAGCCGACGCCGCCACCGCCCAGCAGAAGGCGGAACAGGCGCAGAAGGATGCCGACAAGGCGGTGTCCGACTCCTCTTCCAACGCCGAGGCGAAGCAGCAGGCCGCCGCCGATGCCAAGAGCGAGGCCGACGCCAAGAAGGAAGCGGCAGACGAGGCTCAGGACAAGCTGTCTCAGGGCGCAGTGGCCTACTTCGGCGACAAGGGTGCCTCTCAGGCAGTCAAGGTTCTCACCGATCCGACCGTCACCGAGTATCTTGACGCCATTCATAATGGTGCCAAGGGTGATGCGACCACGTTGGACAACATGATCGAGGCCCTGAAGTTCATCCAGGAAGCCAATCAGCTTCGCGCGAAGGAAGGCCTGCAGCCCCTCAAGGTCAGTGACACCCTGATGGCACAGGCCATGGCGGATGCGGATTATGCCAACAACAACGTGAACCATCCACTTCAATTCCCCGCCAGCGAAAACCTCGCCTGGGGTTACACTGATCCCTTTAAGGGCTGGTACGACACGGAGAAGTCCATGTATGAGAAGGACATGTCCGACGGTGTCCTGGATTGCAAGGCCTCGGACGGCAAGCCCGTCAAACCCTGCGCTTATGGCCATTACACCACGCTGGTCAACCCCGATTTGACCCTCACCGGTTTCGGCGTCAGCCAGAACGGCAACATCACGGGTATCGGCGGGAACACCCATAGTCAGCTGTTCACCGAAAACGCTAACGGAATCGGCTCCGACGCGGGCCGCATCATGGACGTTGACGCATACCTGACTGATTTGACTGCCTACCGTGATTCCCTGACCGGAGCCGACGCCGCATACCAGACCGCATTGTCCAAGAGCAAGCAGGCCGCACAGGACGCTTCCGATGCGGCCAAGGCGCTGGCCGCCGCACAGCAGGCCGCACGGAAGGCCGCCGAGGAAGCCCAGCAGGCCGCGCAGAAGGCCAGGGATTTGCAGGCTGCCGCCGACGAGGCGCAGAAAGCGTATGACGAGGCCGTGAAGGCGAACGCGGACAAGGCCAAGGCGTTGGAGGAAGCCAAGAAGGATCAGACGGCGAAGAACGAAGCGTACTCCGCCGCCCAGCAGGCCACCAAGGAAGCCCGGTCCGAAGCCGACGCCGCCACCGACGCCCAGACCGCAGCCCAGACGGCAGTGGACAAGGCGAACACGGCGGTCGACGCCGCGCAGGCGAAGATCGATGCCGCCGACAAGCTGACCCAGACCGCCGCCAAGAACAAGACGGATGCGGAAGCCGCGATCAAGCAGGCGAACACGGACAAGACGAAGGCCTTGGCCGACCTGGCCGACGCCAAGGCAGCCAAGGCCGAGGCCGAGAAGGCCAAGCAGGCCGCGCTCGAAGCCAAGACCGTTTCCGACGCGAAGGTTGAAGCCGCCGACAAGCAGGTCAAGGCCGCCGACGAGGCCATCGCCGACGCCAAGGCCGCATACGCGAAGGCGAAGGACGACCTCAACACGGCCACCGGCAAGCTCAACGACGCCCAGAACACCATCAAGCGTCTGCAGAACGCCGAGGAGAACCTCAAGAAGGCGAACGCGAAGCTGGCCGACGCCCAGGCGAAGCTCGACGAGGCGAACAAGGCCAAGGATGAGGCCGACAAGGCATACGAGAAGGCCAAGGCCGACTATGATGCCAAGCTAGCCGACAAGCAGGCGTCCGACAAGGAGCTCGCCGCCGCGAAGCAGGCCGAAGCCGAAGCCCAGAAGAAGGCCGAGGAGGAAGCCAAGAAGCAGCAGGAAGCCCAGAAGAAGGCCGACCAAGCCAAGAAGGATGCCGAAGCCAAGAAGCAGAAGGCCGAACAGGCCAAGAAGCAGGCTGCAGGTGTGACGAACAATGGTCTGGCCTCCACCGGATCGGACACCACCGCAATCGCCACGCTGGCGGCGATCATGACCATCGCCGGTGCTGGCTGCGTGCTCGTGCGTGTACGTTCCGCCAAGCATGCCGATGGATGGCATGCAGTCGAGGACTGATTCTCACCGCACCAAACGTGTTTTGCCCGCCTTCGACCCGAAACAGGGGAGAGGCGGGCAAAACCGTATTCCCACATTCCGAGGCAAAACGGTAGCTTCTTTTGTTACTATCAGAAAAAAGTCAGTGAATTGCGTGAAAGGGTCTGGCTATGAACGATGTGGGCCATGCGCCACTCCCAGGCGACGTGCTGCTACACCAATACCTGCAACCAAACAACATCACCATGTACCGTCTGGCGAAAGCCATGAACCTGCCACAAACCACCATCAGTGGCCTGATACACGGGAAAAGACGCATCACCACAAGCCTCGCATACCAGCTCGCCTACGTGTTGGGCACGCCGCCGGAATACTGGCTGGAATTGCAAATGCACTACGATATTGAAAACTACGACAAATTCGACGAAAGCGGACTGACGGTCCTCATTGATAATACGGTCGGCGACACTGTCCAATCAGAACGATGACAAGCAGAAGAATCCGCTAACGCCAGTTTCGTCCATGCCCACTTTGATGGCCTCGATTCCGCCAATTCGTTTTCCGTTGCCGCGCATTGTACTGCTGAGAATATTCTGTGCCGGCGCTTGTCCTTGTATTTTCTCCCTCGGAGTGGCTGAATAGGGCTTGTTTCCATTGGTTTGCGTTCATGGAATTCTTTCTTAGTTGGGAGAGGGGACTTCTTATTGAGAACTATTCCTATCTGACATAAGATACATTATCGGCTAAAAAACGATTTTAGGATAATGCTTGTTTCGCCCCCTCCTAGAAGAGCTCGTTTTGTATTGGTTTGCTGAGTCGTGCGTGGATCAGCTTGATATAGTCGGAATCGAGTTCGCTTGCCGTGCATTGCATGTGTTCGAGCAGACATGCTTCCAATGTGGTGCCGCTTCCGCGTATGCTGGCGCCGTTGCCTACCTCGATCTGGATGACCTGGCGTTCCTCTTCCGACAGGTGCGAATATACTTCTCC